CGTTCTCGGTGTATCACCGAGGGCAGACATGTCCGAGATCAAACGCGCTTACCGCAGCCTCATTCGGGATGCCCACCCGGACGCTGGGGGTGACACGGCCAGGGCGGCAATGATCAACGCGGCGCTCGATCAGGCGATGCAGGACGCGACGCTCTACCAGTGCTACCAGGCGTCGGGGGACTGAGCGGGAAGCCTTGCCACTGTCATGGTGGCCGTGCAAGATGCACGGCGAGATTCGAGATGTCCCGGGGTCACGAGATCAGAAGCGCAGGGCAGATCGTCCGCGATCGGATCCGTCATCGCCTGGCCTCTCAGAGGAGAATGAGAATGCTCGACGACGACATGGACACCGCCCTCGATGACGACCTCGAGATCGTCCCCGACAATGAACTCGCCGACGAGGACGACGAGGACGACGAGGACGATGAACATCACGAACCCGAGGACGGGGACATCGATCCCGACCCGGCGCTCGTTGACGATGGCGGTGTGGTCGCCAGCGCGGCGGCATCGGCTCCGGTAACGGAGAGTGAAACAGCGCCGACTCCGAAGACCCCGCGCGCGCCGCGGTCGATCAAGTCGCGCGCGGCGAAGCGAACCACTGTCGCCCGGCAGGTCGTGGCGGACACGACCACGGATCCTTCCGTGGCCCCGGTGGACGCGTTCGGCCAGACGCGGTGGGTTCCGTTCAAGGAGCTCCGCCTCGAGTACAAGCACTGGGTAAACCCCAGGACGACCACGGGGTTGGACGATGCTTCGATCGCGGTGCTCGCGAACAGCATCCGCATGGGCACGACGTCGGATGACGTCGGCGTGTACGCCGGCGTCAAGCAAGCCCTGAAGGTCGTGCAGATCTCCGCCAACGGCGGCGTCGACCTGCTCGTGGTCGATGGCCAGCGGCGGTACCTGGGCGTGAAGGCCGCGGGGCTGCCTGACGACGTCATGGTCCCGGTGGTCGACCTCGAGCCGGCCCCCGTGGACTGGACGCCGGCGGTCGCCACCACGTACCTGCTGCAGGCGCTCGAGGAGGTCGGTACCCGGTCGGGGTTGTCCGGGTTCGAGCTCTCGGAGAACGCCCTGCGCCTGCGCGCGCAGACCGACCCGACCACGAAGAAGACCTACACGATCGCGGTGATCGCCAGCGTCATCGGCCGGAGCGAGTCGTGGGTCAGCAAGATCCTTAGCGCGCGCGAGAACGCATCGCCGGCGCTCCTCCTGCAGTGGCAGAAGGGGGAGATCCCCGAGGAGATGTTCAAGGACCTTGCGGCGCTGCCCAAGGTCGACCAGCGCAAGAAGCTTGCGCAGGTCCAGGAGCTCGCCAAGGACGACAAAGGCGCAGCGCGCGCCGCCGTCAAGGAGGCCAAGGAGATCGTCCGCCAGAAGGCGGCCGATGCCAAGGCGAAGCCCGAGAAGGAGTCCAAGTCGGCAGCGAAGGCCAAGCCGGTCGTCCGCGGTCCCCAGCAGGAGATCCCAGCCACGGCGCCGAAGAAGGCGCCGGCGAAGACGGTGATCGAGGACATGCTCGGCCTGCGCACGGCACACCCGCCGACGAACGACTACGTCAAGGGCGTGATGGACGGCATCCGGTGGGCGACCGGCGACATCGACGCCAACGGATTCTCCAAGGCTTGGCGCGACTACATGGACCGGATCGTCCGGGCGAAGAAGTAGGCCATGGCGACCCTACCGAGACCTGAACCGATGGCCCGCTTCTCGTACGCCGAGACCACCGTGGCGCCGCAGTACCACTGCGGTCAGTGCGGTGTACATGGCGTGAAGCTGTGGCGCGAATACTCGACGTTCCTAAATCACCAGTCGCTGCTCTGTGCGATCTGCTCTTGCGAGGAGCAGGCAGCGAGCCATGACAAGCATGGCAGCGGCCAAACGTACAGCGTCGACCAGGGTGATGACGGTCAGGTCTGCGTGACCTGTTTCTACGACAAGGAGCGAGATCCCAGGCTCTATCAGAGCTATGGGGGCTCATCTCGCGATGGTGTTGCGATCGGCTGGCGCGTCCCCGCGGTCCCCACGGGGGATGGCACCACGTACTGGGGATCCAGATCGGTTCCGCCTGATGGCGTTGCGTGGTGGAAGCGCCTGCCGCTCCGCCTGACGTGAGACGATAGAGAGAGCGGACGCGCTCGAACTAGCCGATGACCTGGAGTGGTTGGTTGGCCAGCAGTTCATGTGGTGGGCGCTCGTCCTCATGACGCTCGGCATCTCGTGGATCGTCGGCGTGTCCATCGGCTGGATCAGGGTCATATAACCACCAGAAACGCCTCCGCTTACCCGTGGCGAAAAGTCGTGGCGGCAGAGCGCCACTACCTGACCGGGGCGCAGCGCTTCAAGCAGAACTCGCGCTTGTACCTCAAACTCTCGTGCGGACACGAGATCACCAGGAAGGGGGCGATAGCGGAGCCGTCACGCGTGCGCTGCACGCTCTGTCCACCGAAGGCGCGGTGACACCCACATTGCATCGAACGAGAGACGAGCGTGAGAACGAATGCGGTCGAACGACGGGCACCGTACAAAGAGCACATGACCGAGCGCGCTCAGCTGCCCCGCATTGTCAGGTTTTTCGGAGAGGACGACTGCATCGGCGCGTCGTGCCCTCACTGCGGAGCCACCGGGAGGTACATCTGGCGGTTCCAGGTCGCCGACGGGCGGGAGCTGGGGGCGATGCGCGGATGCGTGAAGCTGTTCCCGGTCAGCCGAATCGCGACGGAGCAGCAGCGGCTCATGCGCAAGGCCCGGGAGTTCCTTGCAAAGGGATGGAAACTGGGACCGAACGACTCTGGGGCGCTCGAGGCCCTCGAGAAGTTCTATCAGGGTGAGCTCGATGAGAAATCCGCGCTTTTCGAGGTGGACCGCGCCAAGTCTGCCAACACCGCGAGGTACCGGCGCCGGCGGAGGTGAGCACTCGGTGCGCTACTACGTCACGTTCCGTAGTTCATTCCGTTCGGAATCGACGCCGTGTATCTCGCACGAGACCGTCGACCGGAAGCGCACCCTGTGCGGTCGCAGCGTCGACAGCGCAGAAACGATCGAGCCTGACAGCAACGATCTCGAACCCGACTGCATCACCTGCAGTCGGGTTCGACGGCGACTTAAGGCGACTGTCGAGGAAGCCCCGATAGCGTGCGAAACGTGCGTCAATGGTCATCCCATTGGAGTGCTGCGGCGGCCGTGTGGCGTGCGCGGCTGCGAGTGTTGGTGCAACAGGTAACACCCACATTGCGCCATCCTGTCGAGCTGATCCAAGATGGCCGCATGTCAGCAATCCTGGACCTCCTGAAAAGCGAGCGCGGCATCACGATGCTCGCGCTCATCATTTCGGCGACCGTACTCGCCGGTCTGCGCATCGTGACCGCCGACCAGTGGGTCACCTACACGCAGTGGATCTTCACCGCGTACGCCTCGGCGAAGACCATCACCGGCGTGGCGCAGATCATCACGAGCGCGAACGCGAACGGGGGTGCGAAGTGATCCGCCGGATCAACCCCGCGGTCGCGCTGCTCCTCGCCTCCGTGTGCGCGCTGTTCGCGTGCACCATGGTCGCCGCCTGCTCGGCGGCCACCCGCCGAGACACCATCCGGGACACGTTCATCGCGCTCAACGGCGCGCGGGATGCGTTCGTCGCGTGGGACGCCGGCCACCAGAAGGTGATCGTCGACCAGGCGACCACGCGAGAGCAGGCCGAGGCGCAGATCGGCGCGTACCGGCAGACCCAGGCCAAGACCCAGGAGGCGTTCACCGTCGCCTACCAGGCGCTCACGCTGGCCGCCACGCAGAGCGATTCGCCGAGCCTGGACACCGCGATCAAGATCTCCAGGGACCTGATCGCCGCTATCACCGCCCTGATAGGAGGCAAGTGAACATGTCGTTCTCCGACACCGCGAAGCGAGTTCTCGACGTCGCTCACACCAGCCTGGTGGCGCTCGAGGCCATCGGCGGCGTGCTCAAGGGCCTGGTGGCGCAGTACCCGGCCGAGGCGCAGCCCATCATCCAGGGCATGATCGCGCTGATCGAGGCCATCGAGAAGGCTGGCCAGGGTGCCGTATCCGGAGAAGATGTCCAGGCGGCGATCCGCGAGTTCAAGGACAGCATCGCCGCGAACAACACCGCCGTTGACGCGGCGATCGCGGCGAAGTTCGGACCTCTACCACCGTGAAGGCTACCATGCGCAAGCTCAAGCTCAAGACCGACACCATCCGCACGCTCACCCGCGACGACCTGACGCACGCCGTCGGGCAGGGTTGCTCGGGGCTCAGCATGACCGGAAACACCACCACCTACCCGTCGTACACCTGCGTCAAGACCAGGTAACCATGCCCGTTCAACCGCTCAGAGAGGGACGCGAGAGCATCGCTGCCCAGGCAGCCCGGCTGGGCACCGACGTCCCGGTCGGATCGACCGTCGAGGAGCTGCGCAACATGGGGTACGACGTCGATCCGGACTGGCCGCTCTGCGCTGTGTTTGGCGCGTGCGATGAGAGTCCTACCGGATACAGCATCCGCTTCCCGGTATCGATGTTCCATGGCGAGTACGCGCTGGCCTACTAGGAGGAGTTGATGCCACCTCGACCGCGCGCGCCGCAGAAGCGGCAGAACACCAAGTGCGCCTACCAGGAGGGCCGGCGGCGGTGCCCGTACGACGCGGCGATGCCCATCACCAACCCGCCGCTGTGCCGGGCGCATCAGCTGTCGGTGGCCGAGACCGCGAAGCCCAAGGCGCCGAGCGAGATGCTCGCCGGGATGCTGGTCGACCTGCTGAATGGCGAGGCGATCGATCGCGACGCGGCGGTCAACGCAGCCCGACAGGTGTTCGCTGACTGGAAGACCGCCCAGGCTCGGGCGCGGACGGTTCCCGGCGGGTGGGCGCCAAGACCTGGGCCTGGATCATGGCGCCCACCGCAGCATCCGCCGCCCCAGCAGGAGGATCCGGAGCTGCGGGCGCGGATGATGGCCAGGAAGGTGATGGGGTTCGGTCCCACCGAACAACTCACCGCCGACAAGATCCGCCAGCGGAAGCGGACGCTCGCCCAGCGCTACCATCCAGATCTTCCGGGTGGCTCGACCGAGAAGATGGCGATGATAAACGACGCGGCCGACATCCTGACGCGGATGCTGTAGCATCCGCCCAATGGCCAAGTTCATTGGGTACTCCGAGCGTACGGCGTTCGACCACTACGACTGTTTCAGCCCCAGGGACCTCGAGTCCCAGGAGGACAAGAGGATCAAGTTGTTCGGCGGCCATGCCGCCGACCGGAGCAGCACCGTGGTGGTCCGCGACTGGTACGCGCGCACCAACCTGTCCGGGTTGCCGGGCAGTGATCATGGGCGCTCGGCGTGGCACGCGTGGGCCTCGATCACGACCGTGAACCTGGTGGTCGGATGCATGCCGGTCCTGACCATGCCGCTCGGCAACCTGTTCGCACGGCAGCTCAAGGCGCCCGAGGATCTGACGCAGGCCAGCTGCGAGCAGTCGTCACACGAGCTGGCCGACCAGCTCCGGTTCGCGCACAGCCCTTCCCTTCAGAAGGACCATCGGCTGCCCATCACCGAGCGCTCAACCGACATATCAGACGAGGAGCGGGCCAGCTGGCTCAGGGTATCCCGCGAGGCGCAGCGCTTGCTCAAGGCGCCGGAGTACGCCCGCATCCCGGCGCGACAGAGCTACGAGGTGGTGGTTAACACCGACGAGCGCGCGCTGGCCGCCATGATCGAGGTGATGCCCGGTAACGTCGCGCCCAAGGTTCTGGTGTGGATCCACCTCGCGGGGTTCACTATCACCGACGTGATGAACGAGCCGGTCCCCCTGGGGCCGTACAGATGAACCAGTGCATGGGGTGCCAGGCCGGCTGGCCGATGCTGCCCGGGCGCCAGGATCTGCACGTCGATCGCGTCCTGGACAGCGCCCAGGACTTCAGGTTCGGGATGGAGATGGTCGTATGTACGCGTCACCTGTACGACACGCCTCGTGATACGCTCCTGGCATGCCCGATGCCAACTTCGACGCCGCCGTCGCGGTAGCCCGGGCTGTCTACGAACAGCTCGGACCCTGGATCAACAGGTACCGCGGGGGCATGCCGGCCGGGTTCCTGGCGGCGGTCATCGCCCACGAGAGCGGCGGCAACTTCGACTCCCCCGGTGATCCATCCCTCGGGGAGGCCGGCTACCTCCAGGTCGCCGCGAACGTGCCGCCCATGTTCGGGCTCGACCCGAGCGCGCGGCTCGACCCGGAGAGCAACATCGCGATCGGGGCCCTCGAGTACGCCATGGAGGCCATCATCTGGGCGGCGACCTACCCCGAGGTGAACCTCGGCAGCGCCGACAGCTGGAAGCTCGCCCGCCTGGCGTTCGCTGTGGGCCGGGGTGGAAGCCACCAGCTCGCGGAGCTCGCGCGCGCCGCGCAGGGAGGCTTGACGTCGGGCGACGTGTACCACGACATCGTCCGGTACGTGGTCGCGACCGGCGGCGTGCCGCTCGGCAGCCAGAGCGCCCAGAAGGTCGCCCAGCGGGTGGTCGACATCGACCGGCAGTACGCGATCGGGCAGGAGGTCGCCAACACGCCGGCCGGGCCGCCGGTCCGGGTTCCGGATCCGCCGGCCGGGCCGGTCACCATCCCCGCCGACATCGAGCCCTACTTCGTGGAGCCGATCCCGGCTACCATGCTGATCGTGGGCGGTCTCGCGGTGTTGCTGTACATGATCATCATGAGGCGCAAGTGAACAAGATCCCTCGTCCAGGTCCGGTGTCCAAGATAGGCCCGATGCCAGCAGCCCCGGGTGGGGCGGTTCAGGCGCCACAGCCGGCCACCACGTTCGCAGACGGCGCCAACCAGATCCAGCTCTCCACCTACACCACCCAGGCGGTGTCAGGAACGCAGACGCTGTACAACGCGGACCGACAGTGGGCCCGCGTCACCCTGACGCTCACGACCGCGGGGCCGGTGCAGGTCGGCGAGAAGCAAGACCTCGGCACGGTGACCGCCGGGCAGGGCATCTCGCTCCAGACCGGCGTCCCCGTCGTGCTCGACGTCGCCCGAGGGAACCGGCTGTTCGTGCTGTCGAGCGCGGTGAACCGGATCACGGTCGTGGTGGCGCCATACCCCTGGCTCGAGGTCATCACCGGGTCGGTGATGCGCCTCGTCTCCAGGATCGTTGGATCCTGACACTGGCAACCCGGAGTACGCATGTCCTACCCACAGCCTATCGGGAGCGGCGCAGTCCTCAGCGGCGCGTCGATCTTCCGCCTTCGCACGCAGCTGTCCTCGCCCGGCGACATCTACGAGTCCGATGTGAGCGGCCTGGCTCTGGCGATCGGTCCGGACAGCGACATCGCGAACATCCGGTTCGCGTACTTCGACCCGCAGGACGCGACCCGGATGACGACCGGGACATTCTCGCCGCAGCGGGCGTTCGCCGGCCTGGTCGCCTCGCAGAACACCTCCGACTACCCGACGGCGAAGCGGGCCGGCCGGATCCTGTTCTGGGCCGATGACATCTACGATCCGAACTACGTCCCCAGCGGGGCGGCGCCGGGAAGCACCGTCCAGTTCATCCCGCCGATCTTCGACATCATCCAGTACCTGACCACGCCGACCGCGCTCACGCCGGCGCGCGCCGACAAGAAGTACCTGTTCCAGAACTACACCACCACGTACTTCGTGGTGCCGTACTACGGCCGGAAGTACGCGTATATCCAGTACACGAACAGGAACGCCACCAACCCGTCCACGTACGGGATCCGCGGTGTGAACTTCGCGATCACAAACAGCTCCGGGCCGGCCCCGTACCACCAGGAGACCACGATCGTCGCCGCGGCGGCGGTCGCGCCGAACGCGTCGGTGACGACGATTATCACGGCCAAGAACCAGGGATGCTTCGACTGCCTGGTGTTCCAGGTCAGCGACAACCCGGGACCGCTGGTGGTTCTGATGTCGGACGTCGACCAAGGATGATGCCATGACCGCAGCAGCAACTCTCCAAGAGGCCGCCGGATCGGCGTTCGACAACCTGCAGGTGTGGTTCGCCATCAGCAACGGGCAGGCGCAGACGCGGCTGACTGCGTTCTGGTCGGGGATCATTGGCCAGTTCCCCGTGGCCAACGTACCGTCGCGGCCGATTCAGAACTGGATCGCCGTGCTGGCGGCGCAGACGACGCAGATCCCGACGACTCCGGCCCACGACCTCGTCTCGCTCGACGCCGCGGCGCAGGTCGTGTACCGCCTGTGCTGGAACGTGAGCGATCTGCGCTCAAGGAACTCCATCGACGCTGGCCAGGCGGCCGCGGTCCTGGCCGCATACAACGGCCAGCTCGCGGCGCCGTAGACGGTCCTCACGGTCGATGCGCCGTTCCTCGATTGCCAGAACGGCTGCTCTCGTGTATCAATACTGTGCTCAGGGCCGCTGAGACCGCCAGTGGATTCGTCCATCCTGCTCCTCGCAAGACATGCTCAAGGCTGATTGCCTTGAGACTCGTTGATCCCGACGCTCTGGTCTTAGTCCAGAGACAAGCATCGCCACTGCTCGACGGATATCCCCGTCGAGACGAGTACGCCGTAGTACGGGAGTCCTGGGACTCCTACCGGAGCCGGCCGGTTCCCACGAGAGACGACAGGATGACGCAGAAGTGCTCGTTGCTCAGGCAGTGGGCGTCGCGGCGCGCGCGCATGAGCGCGATCAGCTCGTCCGAGCTCATGCGCGTGACCATGGCGAGCGCCAGGCTCGCGACGAGCGCCGAGCGGTTCAGGCCGGCGTAGCAGGTCACCAGGACGCTCTGCTGGCGCGCCAGCGCTGAGGCGACGGACCGGGCGGTCTTGGTGACCTGGAACAGCTCGTTGGCGTCCAGGACGTCGTCCGGGACCGCGCAGCGCAGCACCAGGCCGTGGTAGGACGCCATCCGCGGCTGGTACTCCTCGGCGCAGAGCGCGATCACGTCGAACGCAGGGAGGTCCCGGTCCGCCGGCGGCCTCGAGCCGACCCAGAGGCGGTTGAACACGCAGGACGCGTCGATCAGGATGTCGTGGTTGGCGCGCTTCTGGCGCCGCGCGTGGGCCGAGATCCAGCCGCCGCGCTGGACCGCCGGCGCCAGCGCGTGGCCGGCGCAAAACATGCTACCCTGGGCCCGCGCGTTCGGGCACCGGACGCGATCGCCCGGCGTCCGCGGCGCGATGCAGGTCATCGGCTCGGCGGCGGCAGCCAGAACAGCCGCGCCGCCGTCTTCGGGCCGATGATCCCGTCCTCGACCAGGTGGCTCTGCTTCTGGAACGCCTTCACCGCGGCCTCGGTGTCGGCGCCGAACACGCCGCTCTGAGTGATGCCGAGCCGGCGCTGCACCCACGACACCCGGCCAAATTTGCTTCCCAGGCGCGCGGTGTTGAACCTGTTGATGTCGACCGTGGCCGAGAACCCGGGGCAGGGCAGGGCATCACCCTGGTACTGGTAGAACCAGTAGTTCTCCTGGCCGCCCGACTCCCACTGCGCCGGGACGGCGGGGGGGCCGTCATAGGCCAAGTGCGCCGCCGTGCGCTCCTTCCAGGGCCAGGGCTTGGTCACCCAGAGCGGGGAGTCCGCGATCCCGCCGAGCGACAGGCCGCCAAGCACCTCGGTCCCCACCCGAGAGGAGAGGTACACGATCGGGCGCGCGCCGTAGATCTTGCTGAGCTCCTCCCACGCGCGCGTGGACCACTCGAGGGCCTTCTCGGGCGGGAACCCCGCATCCTCGATGTCGAGCGCGGGCACGAAGTCGTCCGCGTTGAGCATCCCGACGTGGTCGGCGAACGCATGAACCTGATCCTCCGGCGGCTGGCTGTTGGTCATCCGGAGGTACAGGTAGGCGCCGACGGTCAGGCCGGCGCGCTTCGCGGCGACCCAGCGCTGGTCCAGGAGCGAATCTGGCCAGGTGCCCCACGCGCCGCGGAAGAACGCGAACCCCAGCGAGGATCCGGCCGCCTGGCACGCGGCCTTGAGCGCCGCCAGGTCCGGCGGCGCGTTGCCGTCGACCGATGCCTCGTCGATGCCGACGATCACCGTCGGCCCCGCTGAGTGGCCCGCTGGCGGTCGAACTCGAACTGGTTCCGCTCGCGCGTGCGATCGCGGTCGAGCTTCCCCTTCCCCCGGCCGCCGGGCGGGAACGGCAGCTTGGTTCCGTTCACCGCCCAGGTGACGTTGATGTCCTCGAGCGCTGCCTTCGTCTTGGTCGCGTGGTCGATGTACTTCTGAACCATCTCGGCCAGCACGAACGATGTGCGGTCGCGCGCACCCTGGCGGTCGAACTCGCGGAACATCGCGAACGTGATCGCGCCGTCCTTGCTGCGCTGAGAGATCACCGTGACCAGGCCATCTTCGCCATCCAGCCTGGCGATATCCATGAACCCGGGTTGGGACCCGGGGGGCCCCTTGGGAGGGGATGCGGGGATCAGGGAGCTCAGTGCTCGGGTCATCGCTGGTCTCGTGTCTTGCATCTGCCAGATCATACCGCAACCATGCGGCATCATGGTACTGTTCCGGAGTGCTCGGCCGGATCCGAGACCCCGCCCGCCAAGGAGATTCGAGTTGCCCAAGCTGCCCAGGACCGCGATCACCAACGAGCTGCTGAAGGCGGAACTCGCCAAGCTATCGTCAGAAACCCTCGCATACATCGACCGCTGCCAATACGAGGTCACCGGGCAGCTGATCAGCGAGGTCATCGAGTCGATCATGTGGGACCGCTACTCGACCGCCGGCGGTGCATGGCCGACGTCAGAACCGGTCCCAGACGACGACCTCGGCCGCCCATTCAAGTTCCAGTACATCACGTACTGCGCCAAGGCCGTGTCGCCGGACGACCCTGCGCACCAGGTCGCACGGTCGCTGCGGGTCGAGATCAACGGCGTCGACTACGGCAAGAACGACGGGTTCCTCTGCTCGTGCGGAGAGCAGCTCAAGGTGTGCGGTAGGAGCCAACCCCGCCAGCGCCGGGTCAGCAGCGGCGAGCCAGCTCGGGTATGGCCGTCGGTGACCATGGGCGGCGTCCACTATCTCGCGGTCTGCAAGGCGGCGCCATCTCCGGTCGACCTGGACCATGGCCCGCTGTTGTTCATGGAGCGGTGCATTTGCGGATCGCGCTTCCCCGATCCGACCGACATCGACAAGAGCAAGACCACCCTGGAGAAACACTACCGCCTATGGGACGCCCAGTAGTCACGAGCGATGGGCGGTTGTCGGTCAGCATGTTGCTGATCCCGGCCGATGAGTACGTCGCCGCGTTCACAACCGCGCACGGGGTCAAGCCGTCGTGCTGGTCTCTCCCCGGCGCCGAGACACCGGACACCATCGACGCCGTGTCGGTGATATTCGCTCGCCTGCCTCAAGGTCATGAGCACGCCGGCATGTTGGCGATGTGGATGAACTGGACGTTCGGCGAAGATTTCACCTCGATCATCGCCTGTCACATCGACACGATCGAAGACCTTCCGCTGATCTTCGAGGACAAGAAATGGCGCCGCGATGACCGAGAGCTGTTGAAGTTTTGCTTCGACCAGGGACTGAAGCAGGCCATGTTCGGCGAGTCAGCCAAGGTCGTCGACTAGCTCGCTGCCGACCCGGTCGAGATCTTCCTGCTCGACGTGGTCGACGTACCGCGCGGCGGTGGCGAGGTTCTCCCACCCCATGAAGCGCTGGAGCTTGTTCAGCGCGTTGGGATCGCCGGCCAGGCGCTCGAGGTAGCGGGTGGCGAACGTGTGGCGGTAGCGGTGCGGGTGCATGCCGTCGATGCCAACCGCCTTGGCGGTGCGGCGCGCGGCGCGCCAGATGCGATTCGTCGCGACCCTCGGGTCCGGTGACTTCGTCACTAGGTCCTGGACGCTGGACCAGCCGCGGATCTCGGCCAGCGCCTGGAGCTCATGTCGAATCGGGCGGATGTCGATCGGGGTCCGCTTCCGGCCCTTGGTGACCGCCATCAGCCTTCCACTGGCAAGCGAGCGCACGACCTCGGCGCGCTGGATGCGCAGGACGTCGCTCACGCGCAGGCCGCGCAGCGCCATGATCAGCAGGATCTGGCGAACGGCCTCGTTCGACATGTCGCACGACCGGAGGTGCTGCACCACGCGGCGAAGGACATCGACCTCGAGCGGCGGCTTGGCGCGCACCCGTCGCGCCGGCGGCAGGCGGATGTCATCCAGCACTTCGGCGAGCTCGCGGTTCTTCGAGAACTTCGCCCAGGCGCGCAGCGCGGCCGCGTTTGCGTGCATCGTGTTGGGGGCCAGGCCGCCATCCACGAGCCTGGACGTGAGGGTCCGCTCACGCGAGCAGGACCGGAGGTTCGTCACGTAGAGCTTGGCGGATCCCTCTTGGCGGCCGCGCTGGATCATCCACTCTCGGAACCTGGTGAGATTCTTCTCGGTGATCTCCACGTGGAGTACGATACCAGGCATGGTGCGCAACATGATCAGCAACCCACGCCGGAGCCGCGGCGGACGTCTCGGCGGAAGGATCGACGAGCTGATCGCCCGCGGGTTCGAGGCGCTCGAGGACACGATCCCGCCGAAGTGGATGCCCAAGCTGGTCGGCGTCAAGTACGACGGCCGCGGCTCGCTGCGGGCGTCTACCCGGCAATACGGGTGTGGCGCCTACGGATGCGTGTTCCCGACGCTCGACCCCGGTGTGGTCCTCAAGGTCACCGAGGACGACACGGAGGGCGAGTTCGCCGCGACGCTGGCGCCGCAGCTGGTGGCGCCGATTTGCGTGACGTACCACCACGTGATCAAGGTCGACCCCGACCAGACCACGCACCCGACCTACCTGCTCTGGCGCGAGGCGGCCCAGAAGGTCGGGCAGATCGTCGAGGCGGTCGGGCAGCACGACGAGTACGACCGCGCGCATGCCGACGCCGTGTCCGCGTACGCCAAGGAGCTCATCGACACCCAGCATCAGGCAGCCCAGGACGCGTATCAGGCGATCCAGGACGGGGCCCCGGTGAAGAAGCGCGACGCGCTGATCACCAGGTGGTTGGAGAGCTGCGAGAAGATGGCGCGGCAGATCAAGGTGCCCGAGCTCCGCAAGCTCGGTGACGGCCTGGTGGAGGTCTACGGCGCCAACCGCGTGTTCTTCGGTGACCTCCACGAGGGGAACTTCGGACTGGTCACGCGCGAGGACGGCCCACAGTGGGTGATCACCGACCCCGGTCACATCGCTGTCATCAGCTACTGAGCCCAGGTAGACCATCCTCACGTGAGGACGGTTGATTGCGCTGCGCGCCGGCGTCACAACGGGGATATGCCGATCGCACGAAAGCTCGACCGCGACACCGTCAACGCCCTCCGCTGCAACGCCGGTGGGACGAACAAGCAGTTCATCATCCACCTCTGCAACGTCTGGCTGGCGGGCCAAGCCGCGGACGGTACCTCCGTGGAGTACGCCGCCAGTGTGCTGCAGGAGATCGCGGCCAACGCCACCCCGAAGTTCAGCCGGCTGGACCTGAACACCGCGAGGTTTTCGAAGATGACGCGGCTCAGCGACCGCGTGTCGCCCGAGCGATGGCAGTGCCGGGTTATCGACATGGTCGCCGACGACGACGAGAAGTCGGCGACCGTGACGATCACGGTCGACGGCACCACGGGGGGTGTGGTGAGCCTCGTCTGGGACGAGAAGACCAACCGCTGGGAGCTTCCTGAGTCCACGGATCCGTCACCGGGCGACTGGGCGTCGAGGGGGCTCCTCCAGCTTTCGACCGCGGAGCTCGGTGTGGTCGCCAAGGTCGCGGTCGAGTTCGCCAATTGGAGGTAGCCGATGCCAACCATTTACAAGGCCAAGGAGCGAGGGCCGATCACCGCCCACTCCCCTCCGAATGTGATGGGCGACGGCGCCAAGACGACCACGGTCTCGTACATCGTGATGATGTACGAGGTCGGCGGAATGGAGCGGCCGATCGCCTCGCACGATGACTTGGCATCGTGCGAGGAGCACATCGTTCGGCTCGTGCGTGACGCGAGCGACCATCTCCTCAGCGACAGGTGGTACTACTCGTGGGTCGCGGTGGAGCGGTACCCGGGATGATGAAGCCTGACCAGGTTCGCGCGTACAACGACCTCCGGCCTGGCGTGAAGGCGGAGGCAGACATGGTAGAAAGTGCGGTCGACAACGCGATCGAGGACGCCGATCGAGCCGGGTCGTGGCCGGCTCACATTCATGTTGCTGGGACCGAAATCTGGAGAGCCCTCGGGCGCCGGACCCCGCAAGATACTATCGACGAGGTCATCCGCAGGTATGCCGCGGCCGGATGGAACATCCGACAGGGCGGAAGCTTCCTGATCATCGAGCAGCCCGGGATGCCGGCACGTAGGACCGTTCTGTAATTACCCACACCTGCTCGCGCGCTCAGTGAGCGCCGACTGGGCACTTTTGGTGATCCGGAGCGGGCGCCTGGGACATACTCTGCCGACCATGTGGCGGATGTATCGACTGCGCCGTGTCCTACGAGAATACGAGCTCCTTGAGGTCGGGCTGGCGATGTTGGATGGCTCGTACTGGACTGACCCGTACTGGGCCGACACCCACTCACCGGAGCCGTACTGCGACGGGCCCTCCGTGATCTGTGGGGGCGATTGATGACGGACGTCATCGAGTTCGCGCCGTTCCTCAAGAGGAAGAAGGCGTCAGAGTGCCGGCACCTGACCTACGTCGTCGGCATGAAAGAGGCGTCGCTGACCTGCTCGGACTGCGATGCCGAGCTGGATCCATGGTGGGTGCTGCGCTCGCTGGTCGAGCGCTCTGAGGAGCTCGAGGCCGCGGATGCCGAGCGTCATGCGCGGGCCCTGGCCGCGTTCCAGGAGTGGGAGGTGAGGTGCAAGGATGCCATGCGCCACCATGAGGCGTGGGTTGCCGGCGCGAACGCCCGGATCGAGAAGCTCACCGCCGAGATCAACCGCCTCATGGCCCAGAAGCTGCGCCTCGCGAACGACCCGGAGATCGCGCAGGCTCGCGCTACCCGCCGATCGAAGGGAGCGAAGTAATGCCGCGCCTTCATGGCTACCGCGATCCGGGCTGGCGCGAAGAATCGAAGGCCTGGAACCGCTACTGCGCGGCCGTCAACCTCGGCGCGTCCGACGTCGTCATCCAGCGGTACCGGGACAGGTATGAAAGAGTGGTCAAGGACCGCGAACGCCACCACGACGAGGAGCGGAAGTGGAAGGAGGAGTGGAACCAGCCTGTGGCGATCGTCCTTCCGACGCCGCGCCGGGTAACCTCGACCGCCATCGCGAAAATGAGCTTGCATGGAATGGTCGCGCTCTGGCTCACGGCGATCTCAATGCTTTTGACGTCGCTTCCTATGTTGGCCGTGGGCGGCATCGTTGCCCCATTGCTGATCTACATTTGGTGGCGGGTTACCGGCGCGACCATCCGGGTCGCCGCCCAGTTCGACGAACATCCGATCCCGCCGGCGCGCGTGCTGTCGGAGGGTCCGAGGTGACCGCCTTCACCAGGTTGGGGTCGGCGATCTGGGATTGGGAGCCATTCACGAACCTGTCGAGCGATGCCCGCATCCTGTGGCTCGCCCTCTTCACCTCCGGCGAGGCCAAGAGGAACGTCCCAGGCCTCTGGCAGGGCGGCATCGCGTCGATGGTCGACGCCGCGCGCATGGAGCGCGATCCGGTCGTCAAAGCGCTGGACGACCTCCTGGTGGATGGGATGGTCGAGTACGACCAGAAGGCCCGGGTCGCCCGGCTCTGCCAGCTGCCGGACGCCGGCGAGTACCCGCACAACGGCAACGTGGTGCGGAGCTGGTGGAGGCGCTTCAAGACCGTCCCGGAGTGTCTGGTGAGAGACGCTCATGTCAGGACCATCCGGTGGCTGATGGAGGAGGGGGCCAGGCAGAAAGGTGAGACCTTGACGCCTAATCACCTCGCCGCGTGGGAGGTCACGTTCGGCCGCGTCCAGATCCCGGAACCGCGGCGCAGAGGTGTGCGCAGGCTCGCCGACTCCGACACGAGCACACAGATCCAGCCATCCCTCTTTCCATCCGGAGCCCTCCCCTCCGAGATCCTGCCACCGGCAATGAGCACGGCTCTGTTGCCGGATCGGGATTACACCTACGCAGAGGTCCACGCTGTGGATAACTCTGCCTCTCTGCGTCAAATGAACAAAATCAGGTACTCTGAAACCGTTTCGCAAACGGTTGGGATACCGGATACAGGATCTAGGAGTCCGGATCTGGATCTTCTTCCGGAGAGGGGGATGGGGGGAGGGCACGATTCTGGCAAACCAGTGCTGGCGGTGGTCCAGACGTACTCCACCGAGGACGTCGTGTCGGTGCTGCGTACCGGGCTATGGGATTCGATGTTCGACGAAACGCACCAGGATGCGCTCAGCGCGCGCGTTGACCAAAGCCGCCGTCTCCACGTGACCATGGAAGATTGGCGCGTCCTGGCGAAGCACAGCGCGCTTTTCAGGCGAACCTGGGATGCCCGCCGGTTGGCCGATTCCGACATCGCGGCCAGCGTGGCCATGGCGCGGAAGCAAATTCAGGACCGGGAGGCCAAGCTGTCCATGCTGGCCGAGTTCGGGATCGGCTCGGCTGGCGGCGGCGAGAAGTAATTGGCAGCCACGAGCAGCCGCGTGCTAGGGTTCTGCGCGATGGCCATCCAACGAACCTGCGATATCTGCAACGCCAAGATCGACTGCGCTGGGCGCGACATCGGGGACCCTCACTCGACGCCAGGATTCGTGCTTATGGCGCTGGGGGTTGGTCGCCCCATCAGCGAAACATGCGTGGGCTGCCTCAAGACCATCGTGGGGGTGATCGGCGAGCGATTCCCAAACGCACCCTCGAGCTTCACCAAACGCATGCAGAACTTCCTGCGCGGCCTCTCGGAACTCGAGAAGGCGAACGAGCAGTGGCGCCGCGATCACCCCAACGCCGAGGAGGGATAGGAAGATGGCAACCCACACGACCTGCGACTTGTGCTCTACCGTCCTGACCAAGCCTCGTGACAGGCGCCCCCGCCTGATCGCGATGTGCCCCAATCCGCTGGCAGGGTTTGGCGCCGACGACGCCGACGATTTCGATCTTCACATCGACGCCTGCAAGGCGTGCCTGCGCCGGGCGATCGGGATGCTCCGCGACTGCTTCGGCCAGAAGTGCTCCACCGAGTTCGTCGAGGCGAGCGCGAAGTTTCTGCTCGACACCCAGGACGCCTAGATCAAGTCGTAAGCGATGCCCAGCTGCGCCGTCTGTCGCCAGCCGATCACGAAGCCTCAGCGCATCCTGCTGGTGGAGTCGGAGGTGATCCACAAGAAGTGCGCCGGCGGCACCACGATCGGGCAGCGCAACGCGCAGGCGCTCGCCGATGAGCGGCTTGCGATGGCGCGGATGACACGGCACCACCAGGAAGCAGTGGACGCGCTTCGGACGAGCGAGCATCGCCGCCAGACAGCCGAGGTTCTGTTTCGCACGTCCCAGGAAGCCATCCGCGGATACGAGGCTGGAGCAGATCGCCGTGATGCCCAGCTCGCCGCGGCGCGCAACGCGCTGGCCTCGGTCACCCGGGAACTCGAGGAGCTTCGGAAGCGAACCGAATCACCGGCCCCGGCCGGTGAGGAGCAGCCAATGGACGACGCCGAGGCGCGTTTTAGGTTGCTAGAGCTCGACCCGCTGTGATACAAAGATTCACGCGGTGATGGTGGATCCAGGAGCGCTCAACGCCGCCATAGGCGGCGAAACTTTCCGTGCGATGTGGTGCAGCAAGAAGAAGAGTTCTCCGGCAGGATCCATTATCACCGCTCCTATCGACGGAGGGTTTGATGACAGGTCGTCTGTTCGTGGTGCTGGCGCTCGGGATCGGTCTGATTCTGTCGATCCCGTTCGTGATGTTCATGCTCGCCGGTGACACCGACCATGCATTCGCGTTCGCTCGCGTCGCATACTCCGTGTGGGGTGGGCTCGTGACACTGGTCGTGTTCCTCTGGTTGATGGCTCCATGAAGCGGAGACAGTGATGAAGAAGGACGCCCGCATGGAGGAGTACCGTCGAATCACGACTGCTGAGTATCAGCGCCGCGACGACGAGATGTATCGTCTCAGAGTTCGTGTGGCTGACCTCGAAGATGAGATTGCCAAGATGACGACAAGAGTCCAGCGCGCGGAAGCGCAGAGCGCCGCCTTTCGTGCGAGCGTCGAGGCCATGGCTGCGCTGATCGCCAACGTCGGCCTTGCCACTGGAAAGTGAGCGACGATGTCCGAGTCTGACCAGTGGTGCACCCCTCCGTTGATCGCCGATCCGCTGGAGGAGCTCTTTCAGGGCCCGGTGGACGTTGACCCGTGCTCGAACACGCGGTCAATCGTCCGTGCTCGTCTGGCGTACTTCCGTGGCGGTCTGGTCCTGCCGTGGTGCCTGCCCGACAACAGGCCGGGGCGGCGTACCGTGTACGAGAACTTCCCGTACTCTCGCGGCGAGGCATGGACCGCGAAGGCGATCGCGGAGATGGCGTGTGGCAACGTCGCGGAGCTGGTCAGGCTGTCGCCGATGTCGACGTCCACGCAGTGGTGGGCGGACGCGTGCATGAAACCAGAGCGGAACCCGCGCATCCTGGCCCTGAAGAAGTTCGCCTTCATCGTGCCGGGAAGCACGGACCTCGGCGACAACACCTGCCGGTTCGATCCGGTGATTATGTACTTCGGGCCGTCGGCGGAACGATTCACCAAGGCGTTCGCATCGCTGACGCGGTGGACGGCTTGGGGGAGGTAGCCATGGGAGAGAAGACCGCTATCAGTTGGTGCGACCACACGTTCAACCTGTGGTGGGGATGCGCTCACGCGGACCGTCTCATGGGTCCGAGCTTGACGACCGCTCCGGAGTGCGACAACTGCTACGCCGAGGCCTTCGACAAGCGCCTCGGCGGCAACCACTGGGGGTACGGATCGCCTCGGAGGTTCTTCGGCGAGAAGTATTGGGCGAAGCTGGAGAAGTGGAACCACGACGCGCTCCTGGCGTGCGAGCGCCGGAGCGTGTTCGTCTCGTCGATGTCTGATATCGGCGAGATCCACCCGGATCCGGTCGTGATGGCGGAGATGGACGCCGCGCGCTCGCGCTTCTTCGAGGTCGCCAAGCAGCTCGACTGCCTGGACTTCCTGCTCCTGACCAAGCGGCCCGAGAACCTGGCGGAGATGTTGCCGTGGCAGTTCGACTTGCCGCCGTCCAACATCTGGCTCGGGACGACCTGCGGTGCTCGGTCGTCGCTGTGGCGGATCCGCGAGCTCCGCCGGGTGCCGGCCGCCCACAGGTTCGTGAGCGTGGAACCGCTCCTCGAGCACATCACCACCGAGGAGTGGATCGCGGCGCTGCGCAGCGACAACCCCGAGGAGGACGGGATGGAGTGGATGATCGTCGGCCACGAGAACGCGCCCAAGAGCAAGATCCGGACGGCCGAGTACGAGTGGGTGAAAGACGCGCAGGTCGCCGCACTTGCGTGCAATATGAAGTTCCACTTCAAGCAGTGGCACGACGGCAAGAAGGTCGTGCACCTGCCCATGCTCGATGGCCGGCAGTGGACCGCCACGCCGAATCGAGACTAGTGCAAATGAAGCCCCAGACCACCGATCAGCACTGGACGATGTTCGTTCGCATGTGGCGAGATTTACCGCTGTGGCCGCGTTGCACGTGTGGCGGGTGCTTCTCGTGCTACCTCGGCGGCCGATGATGATGAAGCTCAGGTAGCTGAGACCGGTACTCCAATAGGACACCAGGAGATGATGATGAAGAAGCAGGTCGAGACGTCCGTGAACAGCTGGCTGGACCGCCTCCTATCCGAGGTGGCCCTTCCCGCGATCTCTGCGCTCGTTGTGGTCGGGCTGTGGAGCCACACCATGGAACATGATCGTAAGATGGATGACATGAATCAGACCATCATGATCATCTCTGCGGTCTGCGCGTGTACGCCGGCCGGCCACAGCGTGTCGACCACGAGCGCGATCGGCGATGCCTGCTTCGACCCCGTGACCTACGGGGCGATCCCGAACGACGGGGTCAGCGATCGGCAGGCGATCCAGGCGGCGGCGGACGCGGCCGCGCTGGCCTCGTTGACCTCCGGGATGCAGCGCGTGTGCTTGGGGGCCGGTACCTGGGACTGCTCGCGGGCCCCGATCGGCAGCTACAACCGGGCCGCGTGCGTGAGCGTGCACGGCGGCGCGGTGATGTTCGCCGGTGTCGGTCCCGGGACGGTCGTTCGCCTGGCCGGCGACCAGGACCAGGGCGACATCGTGGTGCTGTCCCATGACCCGGACTCGAGCGGCGGGGTGCAGGACCTGACGATCGACACCTCCGCAGCGTTCGACACCAGCGAGCAGACCCACGCGATGGGGACCACCGGCGCGTGCCAGCTCAACCACTGCCGGCCGATCACCAACCTCTCGTATCGGCGAACCGTGTGCGTCCATCCCAAGCGCGCCGGAGAGCGCAAGGGCGACTGCATTCGCCTGCTCGGGAACACGGCGCCCGGGGCGGACGGCTCGCCGGGCACCGGGATCTACGGCGTGACGATCGAAGACAACGTGTTCAAGCAGTGCGCGAGGTCCGGGATCCAGCCGCAGCGCGGCGTGCACGGCCTGGTGATCCGGAACAACGAGTTCTGGTGTGACCAGCCGATCCACGGCGAGGCGACCGGCGGCAGCGCGCCGCACGAGAACGTCGGCGCCGACATCACCGGGAACGTGTTCCACGGAGCCGAGCTGGATGGGGCGGCATTCCCGAGCGACTACGACATCGCGCTCTCCGGGCCGCCCGGGTCGGGCCCCTACGAGGGGATCCGGATACACGGCAACACCGGAACCCGCGGGTTCTACCTGTACCGGACCTCGGGTGCGGAGGTGTACGACACCGCGCTGTTCGCGACCATGCGCGGCGCCGGCGGCGTGCTCGAGGTCGGGAACAGGTGCGACGGGCTCGACCTCCGCAACCTCGTGGTCGAGCGCCGCGGCGCGGATGGCCCGATCGTGCGCCTCATCTCGAGGCCGGGCGCCCTGTGCGACGGGGTGACGGTGGAAAACGCCACGCTGATCCAGGCCACGCACGGCAGCGGCATCTACGCCGAGTCGGTCAGTGACCTCGTGGTCGACCGCTCGCTGTTCGCGTGGGCCGCACCCGCCGGTCCCGACCTCGCCGGTGTCTACGTGCGCGGGACCGTGGCCCCGGTGACCGGCGTGGTCGTGAAGTCGACCTGGTTCAGCGGACCGCTCGACGTCGCGGTGCGCCTCGCGGGCGCGCCGGCGGCGATCGAGACCACTCACATCATCGGCAACCTGGCTCGAGGGCGCGGCGTGCTGGCGTGCGGCGGCTCGGCCGGCCTGGTGGAGTACACCCAGAACGACTTCGGGCCGCTGTCGTGCTCGGCGGTGATGGTGCCGTGAACCTCGGGGCGAATCATGTGCCGACCGCTCGCGAGCTAGTGAGGTCTGCCGTCGGACTCGACCGCCCGGAGCGAGATCCCGAATTTCCGTGTCCATCGCGCGAGTTTGAGCCGGGCGAGCCGGCTGGCGACTGCGACACGGATGGGCACTACATGTGCGCCGAGTGCGTGCACTGCCGGCCCGGCGCTCCGGAGGAGAGGTACCAACCATGAGTGATGGTGCCGTGAATTTCGCCGCGTACTTCACGCCGCAGAACCGCACGCGGCTGTACACCCTGCCGTTCGGCGGGTTTCGCGCGATGTTCCTGAGTTGCACGCTCGGCGTGTTGTTTGCCGACGGGAAAGACTCTCGCATGTTCTGTCGGTGCGTTTGCGTATGGGACGAGGAGGATGACCGTGAGCGAAAAATCTGACTGCCGTCACCCGTCGGACGGGACGTGCTCGTGCGGCGCGACCGTCGCGGTCGATCGCGTCGCGCTGTGGGAAGAGATCAACAGGTACGTGGCCATTTGCGGCGGCGATCCGTCGAAGAACATCTACGGCAACACGCCGCGGATGGAGGCGGTCTGCCGCATCGAGAACGTGATCTCGAACCGCGGCGTCGTCACCGACGAGATCGGCCGGTGGATCCGGACCGATGCCTCGGACCCTCTGCGTGGCGCGATCGAGGCCGATCGTCGCCAGAGCCAGCTCATAGCCCGCGCCAGCGCGCCGCGCGCTTGGTGCGGGACGTGCGGATCGATGGTCGGTATATCCGTCGACAAGGACGAGCCATGAAGGTGATCGCGATCGTTCTGTTCCTCCTGCTGCTCTCGTGCTGCAAGCCGCACTTCCGCGGCGGTCGATACGTCGGGATGGATCGCGCGACCGCCGTCTGCAGCGGTGACCGCACGGCGTATTCCGTTCCCATCACGTACCGCCAAACCTGCATCTCGGCAGGCCACGTCTACACGTGCATCAGCGAAGGTGACAACGTGTGGATGTGCGCGCCGGCGACCACTCCGCTGCCCATGGAGAAGACCGAATGAGCGACCAGAAGATGAGAGTGGACCTCACCAAGCTGAGCGAGGTGTTGCTACCCCGTTCGAACGTGCACATCCGCGGGTACTACGGCGACGGAGGGGAGAACGAGGGTGTGCTGTCGGTCATCGCGATCAAGGACATGACGTCGAACTATCCAGAGCACGGTGCGATCATGGTCGGATCTCCGGCGGTGTCACCGCTGCTTCTGGGGTACATCCCAAGTCTCGGCGGCTTCTCCTGCAGCGTGGAAGGCGCCGAGCGCCTGATCGCCGAGCTCCAGACGGCCATCGAGATCGTCCGGGCGGGGTACAAGCGATGAACGACAGGACATCGACGCGTTTGAAGCTGGCCGCGATGCTCGCCGTGGCCGGCGTGCACATGCCTACGCTGCCGGCCCAGCCATCGACGGCCGCGCCGGCCCCCCCGCGACGGGCTCCGCGGCAGGAGCTCGAGATCAAGCGCGTGATGATGCTGCCGCTGCCGGAGACTCGCCAGCAGCGCAGGAAGCGCGAGCGAGACCTCGCCAAGCGCGCTAGGAAATGAGCATGAACGACCTCGAGCACATCGTCGAGATCCACCGGATGGAGGAGCGCATCGCCCAGGTGATATTCGACGTCATCATCACCGTCATGTTCGTGATCGGTTACCTCGTCTACAGCTCGGTGTTCTGACCCGAGACCCAGTCGCCAGCTCGGTGTTCTGACCCCGAGACTACAGCTCGTGGCTGACCACGAGACCCAATCGGGACCAGCTCGGTCCGTCCGAGACAGCTCACGGCAGTTCAAGCTCAGGTGAGACCTGAGACCCGACGACCCGCGATCCGAGGACCTTGCGGAACTCTTCGTGATGTGGCTAACCTGTTGCATGTGGCGCAGTCCGGGCGCCTGGAGATAACAGGATGGCCCGCACACGATCTCGGATTCATCGCAGGTACGCGCGCAACCCGGCCCGGAGCAACCCTCCGCTGATCACCGACCTGATGGAGTTCGTCGTGCCCGGGTTCGCCGGGTTCGGCGCGACCAGGCTTCTGAGCTACGTGGCGGCCACCCAGGTGGCGCGCCGGAAGCCCTCCTGGGGCAAGCACATCGGCGCGATCGCCGCCGGCGGCTCGTTCCTGGCGGCCTGGCTCCTGATCCACCGGGTCAAGTTCCTCGAGAAGCACCACACCCCGATCGTGGTCGGGTCGGCGATCGCGGCGATCCAGTCGCTGGTCCAGCTGTACCTGCCGCAGCTCGGCTGGATGCTGGCCGATCCGACCCTGCAGGTCGAGCAGGCGAAGCAGGTCGCCGCGGCGACCTCGCAGCTCGCCGAGCTCCATCCGGTGAACCTCGACCCGAACGAGTACACCTACAACGATGCCTTCGACCCGGGCCGGTACGCCGAGGTCCCGCCCGCGCAGCGGCAGACCAACGGCAAGGTCGGGCCCGCGACCAGCGGACCGGCGCAGCAGACCGAGCAGATGTCCGACGACGACATCATCAACGATGCGATCGGCGGCGGGAACGAGTACGGGGACGGCCTGGGCGTGTTCGCGTCCTCGAACTGAGGAGTCATCCGAATGTACCTCATGAAACACCGGCCGCGCCGTGCCGCCCTTGGCGGCACGACGACCAGCTTCTCGCCGCGCGTGCCGCGGCGGATGCCGAACCTGATGCTGGGGTCGCTGGGGGATGATCCGCCTCCGGACACCACGCTGAGCGATCCGACCCTGAAGTGGCAGGCAGAAGTGATCGCCCAGCTGAGAGCGGGCGTGGACACCATGAAGACGGCGGAGCTCCAAAAATGGATGCAGATCGCCGCGACCGTCGCGATCCCGGTTCTGGGCTTTGCCTGGAAGGCCGTGTTCCCAGCGCTCTTTCGCAAGGGGTTGACGCAGACGGGGGGATAGCCCCGTGTCCGACCGCGTATTCAACGTTCTGAGCTTCAGCGGCATCGCGCTCGGCGCGAATCAGACGATCGCCCACGGCATCCAGCTCGCCGGCAACCCGTACAAGCCGGACATCGTCTGGCTGCAGTACCAGGACACGTTCGAGATCGTCTCGGCGACGACGACCCAGCTCACGATCAAGAACACCGCGAACAGCACCGGCGCTTGCCAGGCGCTGGTGATGGCGATCGCGCCTGTGATCCGGATGCTTGGCGTCCCGTACGGCGACGGCAACATGTCCGATCACCTGACGCCGCAGCCGTTCGTGCCGGGATCGCCGAACGCCGGCGGCGGTGGGACGGGCGTGGTGATCGAGGACGAGGGCACGCCGATCGCCAACAATCCCCACACCACGCTGGACTTCACCGGCGCGGGCGTGACGGTCACCGACGTCGCCGGCGTGGCGACGATCAACGTTCCGGGCGCGGGCGCCGGCGGGATCACGGTGCAGGACGAGGGGACGCCGATCGCCAACAACCCGCACACCACGCTCAACGTGGTGGGTGCGGGCGCGGCGGTGACGGACGTCGCCGGCGTCGCGACGCTCAGCGTACCGGGCGGGATCACGCTGCAGGACGAAGGGTCGCCGGTCACCGGCAACCCGCACGCCACGCTCAACTACGTCGGCGCGGGCGTGACCGTGACGGACGTCGCCGGCGTGGGCACCGTGACCATCCCGGGCGGGATCGCCGGGATCACGGTGCAGGACGAGGGGACGCCGATCGCGAACAACCCGCACACCACGATCAACGTGGTGGGCGCGGGCGCGACGATGACCGACGTCGCCGGCGTGGCGACGCTCAGCGTACCGGGCGGGATCACGCTGCAGGACGAGGGGTCGCCGGTCACCGGCAACCCGCACAGCACCGTGAACTACGTGGGTGCTGGCGTGACGGTGACCGACGTCGCCGGTGTCGGCACCGTGACCATCCCGGGCGGGATCACCGTCCAGTCCGCAGGGTCCGGGATCGCCAACAACCCGCACAGCACGGCGAACTTCACCAGCGGCCTCCAGGCGGTCGACGCCGGGGGCAGCGTGGCGACGGTGTCCCTGTCGCAGGCGGGCGCGATCACGGTGCTCGGCATCACCGGGGCCGGCGACTTCGGGCCGGCGAGCGACGGGTCGGTGACGTTCGACGGCTCGACCGCGGTTACCGGGTACAGCCTGGGCGGTTCGACCTACACCGCGGCGCGCGACACGTACTTCCAGAACGCCACCATCAACAACGGGATCACGGTCAATCAACACACCTACATCCCGTCGGCGCGCGGGAACCTGACGTTCGTCGGGACCGGGAAGATCAGCGTCGATGGCGCATCGGCGACCGGCCAGACCGCCGGCCAGCTCAACGCCGCGACCGGCCAGCTGCCGGCCGGGAACTCCGGCGGCAATGGCGGCGCCGCGAACACCAACGGGACCTCCGGATCGGGTAGCGGGCAGGGCCCACTCGGATTCTCGACGACGTCTGTCCCCGGTGGAACGGGCGATCCAACCACGCCGACGCCCGGCGGCAACGGCGGCACCGGCCACGGCGGCGGCGGCGGTGCGAGCCTCGCCAACGGCGGCGGCGGCGGCGCGATCGTGATCACCTCGACGGCCAACGGGACCGGCGGCAACTGGATGGCCAAGGAGCAGGCGATCACCGCACGCACGTTCAGCGCGCAGCAGATGAGCGTGTCGTCCGGCGGTGGCGGTGGTGGTGGCGGCGGTGGCGCAGGGGTCGGTGGCGGCGGCGGCGCGGGGGGCGGCTGGCTGGTGATCAAGGCGTTCAACGTGGTGGGCTACGTGGCCGGATCGATCACCGCGGCCGGCGGCAACGGCGGGAACGCCACCGCGGCGACCGGGACCAACCAGCCGGGCGGTGGCGGCGGTGGTGGCGGCGGCGGCGGCCTGGTCGTCCTGGTGACCGCCATGCCGACCCCGCCGTTTGCGACCGGGATCGGGACGGGCAGCGCGACCACGATCTGCCCCGGCGGATCCGGCGGGAGCGGGAGCGCCGGAACCGGCACCGGCGCCGCGGGGTCCGCGGGCGGTTCTGGTGGCACCGGCCTCGTGCTTGTGCTCAACTAGCGCTGCTCTGGCGGTGAGGCCTGAGACCTCATCATCCAGAGACGTGGCACCGTGGCACCTCTGCTGTTGAACCGACAGACACCCAGGAATCCAGGTATGGCAGCTCAACACGTTGTGACCGGAGACCTGATCCGGTGCTGGCCTGACAACATCAAGCCGCCGGAGCTCACCGCGACGGTGTCGTGCGTGGGGATCGTGACCGGCGTCTTCGAGGACGACTTCGCCGTCCACTACTTCCTCCCCGAGGGATCCAACGGGTACACCCGGTTCCACGGTCCGCCGGTGGACGCCCCGGTCCGCGGCGGGTGGTGGCTCCCATAACGCTCGGCGCTGCCGAGACGTGCACGCTCGGGGATGCCGAGACTGCATATTTTTCACCCCCGCTCGGCGCGGCCGAGACGTCGACTGGCTCGCGCTCCGCCGCCATCGGAGACATGCGCGAATTGACCATCTTTGCTCGGCGCGGCCGAGACCAGATGCCAGATGATTCACTCGCTCGGGAGATTCCGAGACAGCGACGGATGGCGTTCTGCTCGGCGCGTCCGAGACATGCACGAGCTCGGGCGTAATCCCGAGACGGCCACCGCTCGCTCGGCGCTGCCGAGACACGGTCTCCCGGCTCGCCTCGTAGACGAGACCTCCGTAAGCTCGGCGCTGCCGAGACGGATGATATTTGGGATCGGCGCTTTCGAGACATGCACGAGCTCGGGCTCGGGTCAATCCCGAGACATGATCTCCCGAACTCGCTTGTAGGCGAGATTCTTCGTATTTTAAGCTCGGCGCTGCCGAGACTGGCCTGATTTGCTCGGCGCTGCCGAGACGTGTGTGGACCGCGCGAGCCGCTTTCATTCTCGGCGGCCGCCAAGGTACGATCGCGGCCATGCCGAACAGCACCGTATCCGGGGTCACGTTCTCCCCCAACACCCGGGCCCCGCAGTACATCGAGGTGGTCGTCACCGCCAACGCGGTCGACCCGAACACCGGCGCGAACCCGGGCGTGGTCGACACTACGACGCCGCTAATCTTCACCTACAACCAGGGCGGCCCGGGGCCTGGCGGGGTGCCGCCGGCGGTGGTCACGTTCGCCCAGACCAAGGTGACCGCCAGCGGCGCGCGCGTGGTGCGCATGACGCCCGGCGTCCTGCAGGTCGGTGATACCGATCAGCCGTTCTCGGTCCGGATCAGCGCCGCCGGCCGCACCGCGATCACGATCGTCACCGGCAACGTGCCGGCGCCGGCTGACATCTCGGGCGTCGCGTTCAATGGCGTGGGCCCGGTCGACGTCGAGCCCAGCTGATGGCGCGCCCGAAGATGAAGGCGGACTCCCTCGACAAGCTCCTGGCGGCGCTTGACGAGGAGTACACCAAGCAGATCCTTCAGCTGAAGGAGCTCGCCAAGATGGTCGCCGAGGTTCACAACTCGAAGGTCGCGAGGCGCCTGGAGCAGCTCCAGGCCTTCCGCGAACAGCTCCTCGGGCAAGCGGTCGACGACGATACCGGAGAGGTCATCAACCCGGACATCGAGGAGGCTGTCGATTTCTTGGAGAACGAGTCCATCCCCGATCCCGAGGAGGCCGCCGAGTCGGTCAAGGAGCGCCTCCAGGAGGCGATCGACAGCCTCCAGGAGCGCTACGAGTCCCTCAAGGCGATCCGCAAGGACCTCCCGCCGAACGCGTTCCTCCTCGTGGAGGACGACGAGGATGACGAGGAAGAGGACGGAGCGACCGATCGGGACTGAGTTCGTTCGCATCCCGGGATACAGGTCCGTATCGGAGTGAGCTATCCTCTGACATATGGCGTTCACAGGCACAGCCGTCGTCGAGCAGCTCAACGACCACATGGTCAGGATCACCGGCGTCACGTTGGCGGCGTCGGTGGCTGGGACGATCGGTCTGACCGGAGCGACCGGGACTCCGCCTGACATCACGCTGCCGGCGGCGTTCACCGCTCGGGTGTACAGCTACAACGGCAGCAGCGTGTCGCTGCAAGCGCAGATCATCTGCTGGACGCCGATCCCGAGTACCACCGGTCCGTTCACCAACCTACCGTGCTCGGTCGACAAGACTGGGACAGCCGTGACCGACTTCCGGATCACGATCTCCAACACGAACTCGGGCCTGGCGACGCAGCCGCTCGAGATCATCATCATGCACGCCATTCCGTTCGTCGGCAGCCCGACGCAGGTGGCGTAGTATCGACGGATGCGGACAAGTCTCAGCGGGGTAACCGCTGAGCAACTTGGGTCTCAGCCTGGGCTGAGCATCAGGCCGCGGCGCGTCTCAGCGGGTGGTCCGCTGAGCAGAGGATCGTCGAACCCGAGCGAGCTCTCAGGTATCATCGTGCAAGAACCATGTCCACCGACAAGTTGTTCGCTGCGCTGCACTTCACCGGACTCGCGATCGGTGGGTCCGCCGCGCTGGCCCACGGCCTGAAGCTGTCGGGCAGGGCCCTGGTACCCGACCTCGTCCTCCCCCAGTACCCGGGGTCGTTCGAGGTGACCGCGACGACCACGTCGACCATCACCCTGCGCAACACGTCGGACACCACCGGCGACTGCGTCGTGTGGTGCCAGGTGATCCACCCGGTGGAGCGGATGTTCGGGATGACGCTGGACGACGGGACCTTGGACGAGTTCCTGACGCCGCACCCGTTCGTGCTGGGCAGCCCGAACTCAGGTAGCCCGTCCGGCGGTGGCGCGCTGACCATCTCGGCGATCCTGACCTCTGGAACGGTCCTGACCGATGCCAACCAGCTCGTTCGCGTGAACCCCACAGCTGGCGGGTTCACGGTGACGCTGCCGGCGGCATCCACCGCATCCGGCGAGGTCGTGATCGTGAAGAACGTCTCCGCGAGCGTGAACGCTGTCACCGTAGCCGCCGGGGGCGGCGACACCGTGGACGGCGCGGCATCGGTGGTGCTGAGCGGCAACCGTTTCCACTGGCAGGTCGTGAGCGATGGCGTAAGTCAGTGGATGGTAACGGCTTGATAGCTCGAACCACGCGTCTCGCCTCTTGGGCGAGCAAACATCGAGACAGTCTCGCCCCTTTGGGCGAGCGAACAGCGACAAGTCTCGTGTACGTCCCAACTGGTGGTCTCGTGGATCCACGAGCATGCGATTCCTCGGTCTCGGACGGCGTCCGAGCAGATAGCTTTGTCGTCTCGTTGGCCGTCTCGTGGGATCCACGAGCGTGTGGCGTCTGAGCCCCACCGTTCCCCCAGTCTCGGACTGGTCCGAGCAAATGACGAGACGTCTCGTGACGATTACGAGCGTGCGGTGGTCGTCTCGCACCTTGTCTCGGACGAACCGAGCGGGTACCGCTCGCAGTCTCGGACGATTTCCGAGCATGCAACATGATGCCTTGGTGGGATATACACGCATCATGCGTTACGAAAATGTGCGGGATCGATTCGATGCCTTTCAGGCAGCCCGAGCCGCCTGCTCCCGGGAATGGGAGCTGTCGGACAACACGGTGATGTGCCTGGAGCTGGACGTCGGCGCGGCGTCGGTCCGGGTCGACCTCGAGTCGTCGTTTGTCAAGAGCGACGACCTGGAGCTGTTCCGGATCACCTACTACGTCATGGCGCTCTCACCGCCGGCCGGGATCAGCGGCGCGCTGCTCTCGGCCAGCGAACGATCTCGCGCGGATGCTTTCCATGCGCACATCTCACGCTGGTCGCGAGGCGAGGGCGACCTCCCTGCGAGCACCAGCTCCAAGATGGCGAATCGCGTCCGGCGAGGAGTCAGAGGATAGCTATTCGGTTGTCACGGGCGGTCGCGAGCAGCCGAATCATGGACCGGGCAGCGGCGATTGTCCAGTGCGACATGGTAATCTCGGTCGAGATGACGAGACGCATCCCCCCTCCCCCGAATCCTCCGAAGCAGTCGGTCAACATCGCGATCGGTCGCGGCTCCCCGCCGCCAGGTCACGACCAGGTCAAGTGGATGGTCGTCGATGCGGCAGGCGAGCGCCTGCATGACGACGATCTCACGTTCCCCGAGGCCTGGAAGCTGAAGGAACAGCTCGCCGGCGGCCGGAAGGTGGTCAGCCCGCGCATCGAGCAGGCAGCGGCGGTGGAGGTGACCGCTCCGGTCGATGTGCTCACGCCCCTGGGTGTCCCGCCGGGCGTGCCACGCCCCAAGTCCGACCTGACGGCCGCCGCCGCGGCGAGCGCCCTGGACGATGTCCCGGAGGTCGCGGCGGCGGTCCTAGCGGATGAGGAGCTCGAGGAGATGCTCAAGGACATCGGCTGATGAACCGCGAGAAGTGCTGCATCCTGGTCCCGTCGCGCGACGGCATCGACCAGTCCGTGGAGAAGGCGCTGCACGAGCTGGCGCGGCGCGGCTACCGGCTGATGATCATGCGCGGGGTGACCTCGATCGACCAGATCCGGAGCCAGATGGCCACCGACGCGCTCAAGGCCGGCTTCGAGGAGCTGTTCTGGATCGACGACGACGTGCTGTTCGATCCGGATGACGTCGACCGCATGCGCGAACACGACCTGCCGATCGTCGGCGGCGTGTACCCGTGGAAGGGAAAGCCGCAGCTGGCGGTCCACTGGCTGGAAGGGACGAAGTCCATCGTGCTCGGCACCAGCGGCGGCATCGTCGAGGTCAAGTACGCTGCGACCGGGTTCCTCCTGACGCGCGCGGAGGTCTACGAGAAGCTTCGTCGCACGACGTTCTGCACGCCCGGTCAGCCGACGCACTGCCGGGAGGTCGTCGGGCAATTCGACCGGATGATGTATCCGTTCTTTCAGCCGATGGTTCTCGAGGACGGGGCCGTGGATCGATACCTCGCCGAGGACTGGGCGTTCTTCCACCGCGCCCGGGATTCGGGGTTCAAGGTCCACGTGGACACCCGGATCCGGCTGTACCACGTGGGACGCTACGCGTACTCGTGGGAGGATCTGGCGCCGCGCGATCGGGTGGACTCCGCGGTCGTCCACCTCGGGTAGTCCAGATGGTCTCGCCGCAGCGAGCGTCTCGCATGCGCTGGTCTCGCCGGTAGGCGAGCGGGCTGGAATTCTTACCCCAGTCTCGCGCGATGCGCGAGCGATCAGTCGTGGAAGAACACGTACAGCTCGACCTGGCTACTGGCCGACCCGGTCGTGTTCGAGACGGTGATCCGGAAGTCGGCGGCGGTGGTCCCGGTCTTCGCCACGATCAGCGGAACCTCGTCGGCGGTCGCCTCGACGTAGTTGTACGAGAGGCGGATCGAGCTCGCGAGCGCGACGTTCGACGTGCCGTAGTCGTAGACGCTGGCCTGGAACGCTGCGGGGAGGGTGACTCCTGGAGCTGTTCCGGTCGCGCCGGAAAGCCCGATGGTTCCGCTGGCCCCGCCGGCCAGCGACAACCCGGAGATGCGGACCTGCCGGTCCGAAACCTGTACGACAGCTGCTGTGCCGGTGAATGCCATGGCCAAGAGCATATCCGGCATCCGCCGTGCATGGAAGGGATAACGAGACCTCGTCTCGGCCCACGGCCGAGCAACAGGTTCCAGGCCGTCTCGGTCATGGCAAGCGGCCGAGCTGATGGTGGGTGGCGAGTCTCGGACATGATTGGGTCTCGGTCATGGCCGAGCATCGAAATCGTCTCGGCCCTACGGCCGAGCAGGCAGAGTGAATCGGGTCTCGGTCATGGCCGAGCAATCGGATACCTGTCTCGGCCGCGCCGAGCTCAGTGGATGACCGCCTGCCACTCGGCAGGGTCGGTCTCGGTGGCCCAGAAGGCGAGCGCCGCCTGGACGTACTCCTGGGTGGACTCGCGAAGGAGCGCCGCCGCCGTCGATGCCAGGGAGACCGCAAGAGGAGAACCGGAAACTACCTCCCATGTGGATGGAGGAGTCGCAGCCAAAAACGCGCATGCCGTGCGCATCTCGCCCTCGCTGTGCCTGGTCGACGCCGCGTAGATGTACGGCCACAGCCGGCGTGCGACGCTGCGCGCGGACAGCTGGACGCCGGCCCGCGCCGGCCACGGCTGGTAGACCTGGTACGCCTTATTGCGCAGGGTGTTGATGGCCTCGTTCGTCATCTCGGGATCTCTTTGATGTAGGTGGGCTCACCATGCATGGTCACCATGGTGTGGTCAACAGGGATTTCTCGGATCACCGCGTGACCGCGCGGTCGAGCCGAATCTTGGTCCACGTGTCCACGCGGTTGGTCCGCCCGAAGCGCTCGGCGAAGCTCATGGCACCGCCTGGCGTCTTGCGGACGGCGACGCGCACGCCGGATGCGTTACACGGGAACCGTGCGAACACGTCCCAGCGATAGCCGTCACGGGCCATCAGGCGCTCTCCGGTCATCTGCGCTTCCTCGGTTTCGCGAACGCGCCTGTGGGGAGCCGGCGTTTTGATTTGGCGCGCCATCCACGGCCGTGAGCCATCAGCTCCGCATCGACCATGGCCTCGAGCTCGGTTACCCGGTCTGGCGTGCGCTCGAGAATGTCACGCCGGTCCCGCGGCCTGGCCCGAGTCAGGATGAGCGCGTACCAGCGCGTCCGCGCCCAAACGGTCCTGATGTGGACGTCGCGGGTCATCGTCGACCTGCGCCGCCGAGCTGCCTCGTGGTCGACGAGGACTCGAACCCATTTGAAATCTTCTGGTTCAAGATCGGCTCCTTCATCACCAAACACGCGCACCAGCCGTTCAAGACAAACATCTGGTATTTCATGTGGCTTCGTCACCCTGCTCCTGGTCCAGGTTGTGCGCGATGGTCGCCGCACAGCCGGCGTGTGCGGCCGGGTCCTCTTCAGGGGTCGTGCTGAGTGCCCGGCTGCACAGCGAGGCTGTGTACCAGTCACCGGACGCGACAGAGTCAGCCTGCAGCCTGCAGATCCGATCGCGGGCGAGCGGCTTGCTTTCGAGCACATCGACGATTTCCGCGTGTTGAACGGCGATCAGATACCTTGAGGGCGTGTCCGTCATCCCTGCTCCTGCTGCTGGTCGGCCGCAGCCGACTTCTTCTTGCGGGCCTGATCATCCCTGGTGAGGGTGTCGGCGGCATAGCTGGAGAGGTACTCGTCGAACCCGATCCATCGTGCCAGCCGGTAGTAATAGCGATGGGTGCTCATCCCTGCTCCTGCTGGTCGGCCGCAGCCTTCTTCTTGCGGCTCTCGTGGAACCGCTGCGACCTGGAAGGCTTCGCGACCTTGGCCTCCGGCGCCTCCCCTCGAGCGTACTCCTTGAGCAGGTTGCGGCAGAAGTTCGCGTCCTGGTCCCAGATCTCGCGGCAGGCGCTGCATCGGTGCTTCCGGAACCCGTCGGCGCGATCCCACGACACGTCCCGCGCGCCGCACCCGGAGCACGTGACCGTCATGTTGCTCGGCTTCATCTTGACCACGTTCGTGCCACCGAACGCGTTGATGAGCACCTGCCGGAGCTCGCTGCCGGCGGCCAGGCGCTGCTGGTACTTCACCGCGGGGATGTCGCCCTCGGCGTCCTCGGGCTCGGGGCCGTCCTGCAGATGCTTCAGGTTCGTGTCGTCGATCAGCAGGGTCTTGTACCGCTTCGCCAGGGTGGCGGCGACGATCCGGTACGCCTCGCGGCGGTCTCCGAGCGCCTTGTTACGGAGCGAGGACTCCTTGACCTCCGCCTTGGTGTCCTCGTCGACCCAGGTCGACATCATCTCGAACCCGCGGCTGTCCGGCCAGCGCGACTCCGGGTCGTCAAGCTCGGCCCACCTGTTGCTCGCCCAGTGGAGCATCATCTCGCGAACCCGCGCGGGGCTCCGCCACATGTGAAAGTGCTCCATCCGATCGCGGAACCACTCCGGGATCGCGTCCTCGCCGAAGGTCGTTGCCTTGGCGATCTGGTACCACTCGAGGAACCGGGTCTTGAACTCGGCGAGGCTCTTGTCGCGCGCGCCGCGGATCTCGCTCGACTCGGCCAGGCAGTCCCGGACGTACGTCATCGCCTTCTGCTTCTGCTCCGGGGTCAGGTCGCGGCCGCGGTACAGGTCGGACTTCGCCACCAGGATCTCCTGCTCGAACCCGTCGTCGCCGACCAGGTAACCGGCGCGGATCGCGCCGGAGTCCGTCTGGCTGAATCCGAGGTTGCAGGCGACCACGCCGTACTCCGGCCGCTGCCTGGGCTTGCAGTCGGTGGTGTCCAGCGTGAACTGGACGCGCCACCACCACTGAGTGCTGTTGCACCGCCGGCGCGACACGGTGACGACCTTGATCACCGCCCCATCCGGGATGGGGCGGTGCATGGCGATGCCCCACTCGGCCCACACCGGCTGACGATCGGTCGACCCGACCCTCATCCGCAGGGTGGTCCGGTACAGCCGGCGGCGATCGCCGCGGCGGGTGACCTCGTGGTCGTACACTAGCGAGTCGATGCGGGTGGCGATCTGCACCTGCCGGCTCTCGCCCCACAGCCCCTCCTTGGCCAGGCCCTGCTGGATCTGCACCGAGACCCGGCCATCGCCGTTCCACCGGGTGAACTTCGGCGGCATGGGCTGGTCGCGCGCCTGATCGGCAGCGGCCTCCTGTAGCAGGTACGTGCCCCAGTAGACCCCGGACTTGGCGCGCTCGTCCTTTCGCCGCTGGACCGCGGCATCCTGGATCGCCTTGAGATCCGGCGCGAGCTCGGCCGCGACGCGCTTGCGCCGCTCCTTGATCTCCGTGCGAAGCTCCCTCGCGCGCGCCGCCAGGGTCTTGATCCGCCTGGACTGCTCGGGCGTGGATGCCCGCTTGCGCGCCGCCATGCGGATCGCGTTGATCTCGCCACGTAGCTTCTCGATCTCCGCCTGCACCTCCGCGAGCTCGGTCTCGAACGGCACCATGTCCGGGTGCGACGCCATGATGGCGCGGATCTTCGTCCGCCGCTCCAGCTCGATCTCGGTCAACATGTTCCGGTACTTGTGGGCAAGCCGGAACTGCTCCTCGACGAGAGCAGCGTTGACCTTGGGCGGCGACAGGCCGTACTCGTACACAATCACAGGCATCTCAAATCTCCGTGGGTCCTGTTGGTGCGTGTCTCGGCAGCGCCGAGCATGACGGGAATGTGTCTCGGCGTACTTGCCGAGCGAATAACGCGATGTGTCTCGGCATCGCCGAGCGTTGACGGGAATGTGTCTCGGCCGCAGCCGAGCGAATGACGGCCCGTCCACCGACGAGCTTTATGCTTGTGTCTCGTCAACCGACGAGCAATGCGGTCTCGGTGAAACACACCGAGCACGGGATCGTCACGTCTCTGAACTCCAGAGCGATCAGGTCTTGCGACCGGGCTTCTTCATCACCCGCTCGGCGAAGTCATTGACCGCGAGCCGGATGAACGTCGCCTCGTCGATGACGGGCATCCCGGATCGCTCGGCCATGGCGCGAGCGGCCTGTCGCCACGCCTCGCGCTCGCGCGTGTGCATGCGGACCATCGCGCGTTCTGGCATTCGTTCCTTGGCCATGATCAGTCCTCGATGTCCTGGTCGACCAGGATGGTTAGCTTGGGCTTGGATGGACGCGGCGGTCCGTTCATCTCTCGCTCGCGGGCCAAGAGCTGACTCTGGACGAGCTTCGCGGCGACGATCTGGGCATCGGTGAGCGGGTGGATGGCATATCCGCGCCCGCCCTCGATCGAGTTCCGGTTCTGATGCCATCGCACCCAGCACGTGTAGCGGTCGAGTCCGTCGACCGTCGCCACGACCGTCGCCACGCCTCCGGAGTCCACAAACGTCACAGGACCAGACACGAACTTCATCTCAACGTCACTGACGGGGACCTGGATGGGCGGCGCCAGCTTCAGCGGGTCGCTGGCGACGACCGTATTATCCACGCCATCGATGGGCCCATAGCGGAGCGGTTTCTGTGGGGTACCGAGCGATCCGATGGGCTGTTCGATGATCTTGATCGCACCGTCATTTCCGCTGCCAGCAGCGGCGTCGGGCCAGCCACCGCAGACCCGACATTCATAGCTGGATGGCGCCTTGGCGTAGTGGTGCGTGGACTTGCAGAACCCGCACTCGAACGAAACGGGTTTCTCCCCGAAGGTGCCTCGGACGATTCCTCCTGCAACCGGAGTTACCCAGCCCATCGGCTGATGGGCAAGGGCCGCTCGCTGGGCGGCGTGTACCGACCCGATGCCGCCGCCATCGCAGGCCTGGCACACCAACGTAGTTGGCATCTCTGGAGTTGGTTGAGTGGTTCCGCAGGTCGCGCACTTGTACTCGAATCCGGTCACTATCCAGGTTGATTTGTTGTCCTTCAGCTCTACTGGAGCTGGATTGGCCCGGCGCGCGTTCTCCAGAAGGAGCGTTGCTCCATCGACGTACTGGTCAACCGAACCCATCATGGGTGCCATCCGGAGATTGAAGACTCGAGCCATGTCCCATGATGTACCCGACCGAGCAGCCCTTGTCAACCGCGAGCAGCCGATGCCCCTGTCTCGGTCGCCCGAGCTATCGGCGTTCCAGTGGCAAGATCACGTAGGCCGGTCGACCAGGATCGGGCCACCCTGTCCGTCCGGTCGGAGGGTCATGCCCCACCCCGCGGCGGTGTACCCTGCCACGACCTGCTCGATCACGTCGGAGTAGCCATCCGGCAGGTGGATGACGAGCGGCCACACAGTGTCCTGATTCTCGCGTGCGCAGGCGAGTTCCAGTTGCTGGTCGATGAATCCCTCGAGCGCTTCGCAGCGTCGGTAGGGGTTGACGGCGATCGCGGCCTTGGCTTGAGCTGGTGTGAACATTGGTTGGTCCTCTCGAATCATTGCACAGCTTCGAACGTCCGCTCGAAGACGTACTTGTCCCATCCGTAGCACTGGCCGGCCAGACGGAGGACATACCCGCCGACCTCGGTATGCGACCAGTCGCCGTCCGACGTGCGGATCGATACGGTGGGCGGGTTCATGCAGAGGTTGAAGCTGACGCAGCGCCCGCTGCTGTACTCCATGAGCGGAAGGCTGGGCCCATCCTCATCCGTCGTCGTGGTCATGGGGGCCAACGGGAACCCAGCGACGAACTCGCTGACCTCCTGGATGTTGGTTCCAGTCCACAGGACGGCGTCGATCTCGGCGGACTTCAGGCGGAACTTCATGCGTCCTCGTTGACGGGGTCGTAGGTCATCGCGAAGATGTCCGGCTTGCAGGGGTAGAGCTCTCCCTTGACGCCGCGAATGATCCAGTCGCCGGGCGATGCGATGTGGTCGCCTTCTAGCGTTGGAACATAGATGCCGGACGCTACGGCGGAGCAGGGTGGAAAGTTCACCCCAGGCGCGAACTGGCATACCCGTTCGTAACCGGCCGGGGTGCCGTCGTACTGGACGGCGCTGATGATCACAGGCTTCTTGCGGAACTTCATGTCGTCTCCCATGCGATTTGGTGTCAGGTCAGATCATCCGATGATGAGATCTACTTCTCGGGTGATGTCTCCATTGGTAATTTCAAGACGAAACCCGCCGGTTCGTTGCTTCAGTAACCATTCGTAGACGCGAAGTGCGTTACGGACGACATCGCCCTTGGTTCTGGCTCCGGTTACTTTTCGCAGCTCCTCGAGCTTTTCTATAGCCTGGTCCTCGAAGTCGAGTTGAAGTCTAGTTCGGGGTTGATGACCCTTCATGTCGTCTCCCATGCGATTGGTGCCAGGTCTGCGGGAATTCGGTGCTTGCCGCGCGCCAGCGGGTGCTTGGGCGCGCCGCTGCTCGTCCGGCCGAGATGGTGCAGCCGGATGTTGGACAGGCTCAGCAGGTAGATGACGCGCGCGGCGCGGTCGTCGAGGTCGCCGCCGTTGCCCCATGCGGCGATGACCATGCTCGCTCCGCAGCACGCGGTGATGATCGCCGCGTCGTTGACGTGGTCGTCGCCGCGTGAGCCGCGCGCGGCCTTGCGCAGATCTTCAGGGTACGGCGACCGGAGCGCGAACAGGTTGACCACCTCGAGCACGTCCGCGCCGAGCGCGATGGCGCGCTTGCGGCACTCGTTGACCGTCGGGTCGAGCTTGAACGCGTCGGCGGTCGATGGGTTGAGCATCAGGAAGACGACCCGGTCCAGTTTGCCGTAGGGGATCTGGTGATCGTCGCTGGCGAAGATGAACGTCTGCGGTTTAAGGCACCGCACGAGGCGGTAGCGCATCGTCATGTCGTCAGAAAAGAGCGCCCACCCGGTCTTGTCCAAGCTGTGTTGATTGATCATCTCTCGCTCCTCTGTTTCGCCATCCATCGGTCGTGTGACCGATGGTCATGTCCGGTGCTCGCGATGCCGAGCGCCTTGCATGTCCTGCACTTCGCGGTCGGCGCCGCGCCTTCGGATCGCCGTCGAGCGAGCGCTCGCTCGGCCCCGTAATCCAGGCATCCTGTGCACTGCTTGCGTCCGGGCTGTGGTGGATGCTTCTTGCAACGAGGACAGAGCCCAGCCGCCGCCGCGGCCGCGCGCCGTTTGTTGGCCCTGGTGGTTTGCTTCGTCGTGCACAACCTGCAGCGTCGCCGCCGTCGGACACCGTTGCCGCAGTCCTCGCACTTCCTACCGATCCACGTGACCTTCACCGCTATGACGCGGTCCACGCATTCAGTGCAGCTCCGCCGGCCCGGCTTGGCCGGCCGGCAGCGGCAGACGTAACAGTCCCCGCGAGCGACCGCCTCCTGGCGAAGTCGTCGCAGGTAGGCGGCGTTTCCCTCCGTCTTGGCCGACATCACGCCTCCCACGGCCAGTGGCCGGTCGCGATCAGGACGGCGACCGACCAGGCCACGATGAGACCGGCCAGGCAGACGCCGCCGAGGATCCACCACCAGATCATTGGTTCTCCGTGAAGTAGGGAACGGTTTCGTGGTCGAGTTCGGCAAGCACCTCCATGCCGATCGGCCAGTAGTCGTCTGGACAATGCTCGACCTTGAGAACCATTGACCTCCGGTCATTGGCGAGTCTGATACAGACCCCGCGTAGACCCCACCACCTCCACCCGCCTCGCTTTTCCCTCAGGACGACGCGCCGTCCATCATACGGGGTGTTTGCGTGAAGCTCGTCGATACGACGCAAGATGTCGGCTGACAGAACGGGCGTTGGTCGGGTCACGGCAGCCTCTGGAAGGTGATAGCCCACACCCACGGGTTACTCGTCCACGGAGCGCGGTCGCCATTGAGGCTGTCCCACAACGCCAGGAAGTGCGCACGCGGACATGGCGCGCTGCTGCGCCCCTTCCACGCGTAGATCGTCCCGCCCTGATCGACAGGCCCCGGGTCGTGGCCGGAACACCCTTCCGCCCTTGCGTCGTCCTCGCTGATCTCATGCAGGCGATGGACGCGAACCTCGGTGATCTCGAGAGTGATGCGCGACAGCTTGCGCGGCATGAAGAGGCATGGTCGCCAGCGCAGACCGCCGGCGCATGCGAAGCATTCGGCCACTGGTTGGCCGGTCGTCCCTGCATCGCAGCCCCGGCTGTGCTCTCCGTCCGACGGGTCGTCATGCTTGCCGAAGTCGGCTCGGTACCAGACCGGCGGGCACGGGTAGACGCTGCGCGCGTCGGTGCTGAAAGTCTCGCGCACCCACAGGCGATCGCCGGGCACCCCGTGCGGGCAGGCCAGCCGATGGTCGGTGTACTTCGGTCCGACCGGGACGCAGCAGAACGGGGATCCGGTCAGCATCGACGGAGGTGGTCCGAGGTGGAGCGCGTGCGTGCCTGCGCCGTTCATCTCGAAGCGGCACAGCGCCGCCGGCTGCGGGTTCACCACGCGCCTGGTCTGCGTCTTCTTCCCGGCCAGGATCGCGCGCACCATCGGCGCGCTGAACAGGATCCCACGCTCGCGCGGTGGTAGATCCTGGGTCACAGCCACCCCGCATGGTCGAGCTCCGCCCCGTCCGGTCCGATCACGTGCAGCCGGACCAGCTTGCCGGCCCGCAGCGCGCGCAGCGCCATGCGGATCGTCATCCAGGTCCCGCCGGCCGGCTGTGGTTGAGACTCGCGCGGTGTCGCGATCATGACGCCGCTCTCGTCCACGATGGCCTGGTTGCGCACGTGGTAGGGCGCCGCCGGCATCAGCTCGCAGCATGCCGCCACGGCCCGTGGCGACTCGAACGCCTTGATCAGTGGAGGATGGCCGACGATGCGGCAGCGCTCCCAGCACATGTCACCGAACTCGTCGTCCGCACCGATGCAGCATCCGTGGTGGACCGTGATGATCTCCTGGAATTCCGCGTCGTCGATCTTCGCGAGCAACGCCTCCACCGCGCGGTACTGCTCCGCGGTCATCCCGGTTCGCGGCCCGGTGAACCCGACGTGCATGGTCATGGCGCCTTCCCGAGCACGAACAGGATCTCGCGCAGGCGAGCATCCCACCGCTCGACCTCTGCGATCCTCGAGTCAGAGCTCATGTCATAGGCGAAGCTGTTGCGCATCTCGTCCAGGATGCCGATGGCCTCGGAACTCAGGGCAGCGGCGGTGGGCTCCGGGGCTGGTTCAGCGGAAGGCGTCGCAGGATCCGGCTGGCAGCCGTGCACCGCCGCGTCGCGGCGCTTCGCGATCTCGGCGCACATCCGAATCAGCTGTTCACCACACGCGCGGTCACGCATCGTTGCTCCGTAGATGATCAGGTCCATGCTCCGGTCGACCACGCCGTCGAGCTCATCGTCCGACAGCGGCGACTCCACCAACTTGTCCACCAGCAGGCGGACCGCTTCTTTGTTCGTCATGGCGAACCGCCCGGGATGAGGCAATGCAGCATCTTGCGCAGCCGAGCGATGCGCGCCTCGCCCGCCGGTGATGGTGATGTGCGTGGCGCGGAACGACGGGACGAGTTCGCACTCGACGACGACGCGGCAGCGCATCCCGGACTGTTCACCCGCGACGTTGTACGTGACCCGGGCGCCTTCCCAGTCTCCGTGGTAGCTATCATGCTCGGCCTGGTCACGTGCCGCGTCCTCGGGACTCGTCGCCTCACGATGGGTGGCTTCGTCCTCGTCTTGGTCGTCGGTCCAGACGCGATACTTCATCGCTTCCCCCGGCGCGCGCTGAGCGCCTGATCCACGGCTTCCGAGCACTCCGGGCACAGCACGCGCGGTTCGTCGTCATTTCCCATGCGAAAACGCCTCCATCCGGTCGGCGTCCAGTTCCATCCGGGCCTCATCTCAGAATTAGATCCAGGTGGGCTCCGGTATTTCAAGCGGACGAACTCGGCGAGCTGGATGGCGTCCGGCTCCGGCGTCCATGCGCCGCATCCACCACAGTCATTGTGATAGACCTCGACCTCTTCGGTAACCATCACGTCCACCTTGACGGGTGGATTGCTGCACCTTCCTCCCCGTATACGCGGCATCAGGCCTCCTCCTGTTCTGCGATGGCGTCGGCGTACTCGCTAGCCGGCTGCCATGCTCCGCTCCGCAGGTTGCCATGATGATCGCGCTCCCGGAATGCGCCGCAGTTCAGGCACACCTCGGAGCGGCAGGACCCGTAGCGCAACGGGATGTTCGCGCCACGGATGGTCTCCGTGTGGCTGCACGCGACGTTCCCCTTGCGCAGCCGCGCGATACGCGCCTCGGCCAGGCTAATTCCGTCGAATACCGGGCCGGCAAGGAGCTCCTTCACCCGCTTCTGCGCAGCGTCGCGCTCGGCCGTCACCTTGTCGATCTCGGACCGCAGCGCGTGAACGGTGCCGCCGAACTGCGCTGATGCGTCGACCAGCTTCTCGCCGAGCGTCTTGGGCGTCGACCGCTCCTCCTCGAGCCGCTGCCGGAGGTACATCACCTGGTCGAGCGCCTCCTGGTAGGCGTCCATGAGCGAGTTGCGGCCGTTGTTCACGCGGAGCGTGGTGCCGTACTTCGCTCGGCCCATCTCGCTCCTCGCCTGCAGGTCAGCGATGACCAGCGGCAGCACCTCGGCGCCATCGCCGCGCGGCGGCGGTTCGGGCTGGGCAGCGCGTGTCAGCTCGCGGATCTCGCCGTCGGTGTACTCGCTCGGCTGTGGCTCCGGTTGGGCAGCGAGCGAGATGTGAAGCTCCGGATTGTCCGGATACGAGACGTGGGTTGCATCCCCGCCCGGGGTAGGGAACACGCAGCCCGACTGCGCCCGCCAGCCGTTCGGGACACGCTCCCAGTAGCCGCCTATGCTGCTGTGGGCGCGTGTCCCGAGCGGCATGGCGGACCAGCTCGGACGATCGACGGTGAAGCGCTGCTCGGTCCCACAGCGGCAGACGAAGCGGATGATCTCGGTGCCGGCCGGGAGCTTGTTCAGGTCGATCTCGTACTCCTCCTCGCCATGCGTGACGATGTCGGTCTCCCGCCCATCGAGGCGGATGACCTGACCGAATTCCCTGGGGCTGCCTTCGAAGAAGCTGCTGACCTCGGGCGGGACTGAGACGCCGGCGGCTTGGCAAGTATCCAAGACCGACTTCATCTGCGTGAATCGATCGTTCGGAGGAATGATCGCGTGGACGGATGAGCTGTGTCTCATATTCGGCATGGCGGTCACCAGCGACAGACGAAGCGGATGATCTTGGTGCCGGCCGGGAGCTTGTCCAGGTCGACCTCGAAGCCCTCCTCTCCGTTGGCATAGGCCCCGTACTCGCGGACGGCGCACGTGAAGGTTCCGATCGCCCCGACGCAGAGCCTGGTCACAGCCGCTACCGGCTCCGCTGGGTGGGTGGCGAAGAAGGCGGTGACCTTCTCCGACACTGGGACACCTGCCTCTACGCAGGCGTCCCAGACGGCCTTCATTTTTCTGGTCGCGTCCAGATCTTGCTCGCTCGGTGGCTTGATCGCGTAGATCTCGGTCCTGTGTCCCATATCATGTAACTCCTTGAAATCACGTACGTTTGTGCCTAGTATGATGGTAAATACCTATTTACCATCATACACGACGAGCGGGAGCTGCTGACCACCAGCTCATCAGCGACGTCCCGCACTCGCACGGCGTCGGCCGCCAGGACACCTTGTGGATGAGCTCAGCGCAATGCGCGCGCGCAGCTGATCGACGGTGGCTTCGCCCGAGGGCATCGTGGCAAGCAAGCAACCAGCTGAGCTGCTGTTCGTCGGCCGGACCAGCGAACAGCGCTGCCTGGAGGTCCCGGATCTGCTTATCGGTGATGTCAGCCATGATCACCGCCATCCATGTCGTTCACGTGAGCCGAGACCGCCAACTCGAGCACGTGCTCTCGGCTCTCGCCGTAGATCGGACCGACCTTCCATCCGCACTTGCACGAGGCGCTGACCGGATCGGCGAGGTCCCAGCCGGCGTTGCCGTCAGCGACGCGCTGCACGAGTCGAACGTCATGGCCACGCGGCTGGTAGTCCTCGACGAACGCCGGGATCTGCTCCCTCATCGACTGCAGAAGTCCTGGCGTGATGTTCAGAAACTCCTCGTCCATGGTGGCGAAGTCGACCGCGCCGTCGCCGACGATGCGTACGTCATCAGCATGGACCTCTGATTGCCATCGCCCGCGGTAGCCGTCGCCGCACGTGTGCGGCCAAACGAGGAGCCATGCGAGCGCCGGGGCGGCGTAGAGCACCGCGTTCTCCTTGTCGCCGCCATCCCGGAGATCCGATAGGCGGACGAATTCCTTGCGGGTGTAGTTGACGTAGCGATAGTAGGTCCCCATGTCATCCTCCGTGCTCGATGCGCCATCCGCCGGGCGTCCATCCTTGCCGCACGATCGCCGCGACCACCTGGTCCATCGCGTCCTGCAGCGTCGTGCACTCCGCCGCGTTCTCGCCGCCGACGCCGTCCTGATCGTAGGTGTGCCACGTGAAGCGCGTCTCCGTGTTCTGCCAGATCTGAGCGCGAACCCTGCCGCGTCCATCAAGCAGCACCCGGCCGCGACCGGCGGACACTGCCGTACCGCCCGTACGATCGCGCCACCGCCACGCGGCTACGCTCACAGCGGTCGACCGCTCAAGCACACCGACGTGGTCTCACCCTCGCGTCGGCAGCGTCTCATGTTCTGCGGGCAGTCGCTCGACAGCCCGCGGTCGCTCACCCACACACCCTGAAACCCGCCACCCTCGTCAGGTGAGCACGGGCGTGCCACGTTGGGCACCCACGTGCACGTGCCGCAGTACGCGACGGGGTCGCACAGAGCGATGCACGAGAGGTCCCCGAGGTCACCGGGCAGGCACACGTGGAACCCCGGATTGCTGCATGATTGCTGCGCGACCTCGTCGGTCGTCACGCTCGGCGTGATAGTGCAGCTGGCGACGACAGACAGCAGAACCAATTTCAGAACGCTCATTCGTATCCTCCGTGGCGCGCGAAGCGCCGCTTGATTACATCCCAAGCACGATCACGCCGCACGCCGGCGTGATCGTCATCTCCATCCATGGAAGGTCGGCGAACACGGGACCGAGACGAGCGCGGCGGTCACCGGGATTCCTTCTCCTGCAGCGCGTTTGACGTACGCGCCGCAGCGCACGCAGCTGACCTCTTCATCTGTGACCGAGAAGTCGTGTCCAAGGTTGTGCGCCCTTTTGAAGGCGGTCTGAAGGCCGATGGTTCGTGCTTTCGACATCTTACTCATTTGCGACCTCCAGGCATGATCTCGTGCACGCGCTTGAGCGCCTCACGGACGCGCGCGATCGCGGTGTACACGCCAACACCTGCCCACATCCGGTCAAGCTCCTCGCACGCCGCAACGAGGTCGACGAGCGGATCGGCGTGGTTGGCGAGCGCAGCGATGGCGGCGGCGGTAGCCGGCTCGTTGTCTCCGATGACGATGACACACGCTCAGACGTGATCAGGCCACCTTCGTTCTCTTCCCATGGCCCCGGCGTCATCGCGGCGACCAACGCTCGTAGCTCTTACCCATGGCGACCTCCAGGCATGATCTCGTGCACGCGCTTGAGAGCCGCCTGAATGCCGGCGATCGTATCGTCGACATCGCGCGGAGACCCGTGATTGAGTTCGTCGCACGCTGTCACGAGTTCGAAGATCCGCTGCGCACAGCTATCCGGCGGCGGGGCCAACTCTCCAGCCGTGGCACGACGCCGGCGAACCTCAGCGATCAGAGATATGACTCGGTCATCGCCGGACACCTTCTCGTGGCTGGACTTGCCGTAATGATCCCAATCGAATGTCGCGCCGGTCCCGCCGGCGTTGCTCGGCATCGACGCCTTGCATGCCCACGTCTCGCGACCGCGGCCAATTGCCTGGAGAGACCAGGCCGTCGCTCCGCAGACCACGCACGGCCTGGTCGGCTCGCTGGATCCGTAGCGCTTCTCGAGGTCCATCAGGTCGCTGTCTCCGAGATCCGATTCCATGATCAAGGCGATGAACGCCCGCGTCTCCTCGCGCTTATCCATGATTCCTCCGAATCGGCTGGCGAGCCCTCGCCAGCTTTGCGGCCTTGCGCTCCGCGTACCACCGCGCGCGCTTTGCAGCCCACAGGATGGCTTCCGTCACGGAGCGGGCCAGCGCGTCGCGCTCGGCGCGCGGGAGTCGGGCGACCAGCGCCACCGCGGCCACGTCCGCGGTCCGTTCGTAGCTCATCCGGCACGCCCGGCACATCGATACCCAACTGGACATCGGCTCTCCGCAGACCTCGCAACGGTTCGGCTTTGGCATCGGTCAGCCCTCGAGCAGCTTGGCCGCGGCGCCCTTGAACAGGTCGATCATCTGGGTATGCCGCTTCGAGATCGCGTCCTGGCACCCGGCCAGCGGGTTCGCCTGCACCATGTCGCGCACGTACGCGATCGCCTCCCGTTCTTCGGCGCTGAGCCGGACGCTGAGCTGAATGAACGAGAGCGGCTCCGGGATCTCCTCCTTGCGCTTGGTCATGTCCGAACGCACATCGTTCACCAGCTTGGCGATCCCATACAGCGCGCCGCTCTCGGATTCGGCGAGCCAGCTCAGCGAAGGGAACTCGACGCACAGTCCGACGAACTCATCGCCGGAGCGCATCACGCGGTAGGTGTACCCCCTCAGAGTGGGAGGCGGCTCGATCCCGACCATTTGATAGGTCCAGAGCTCGAACGTGAGGTCGCTCTTGGATGTGGTCTCATCGACCGCGCGGTCGCCCTGATCGCCGGCGGGTCGCTCCTCCATGAGGACCGCGACCATGCCATCTCCCACGTCGGGGCGGATCTCGATGTAGCGGTTGGGAGGGAGAGAGCGCGCGAGCTTGGCGATCATGGAGTGGTCTCCTGTGGGGTGTTCCGGCGGTGCCAGCAGTTATCGCAATGGTAGGGCATGTCGTCGCCGGCTCCGAAGCACCATGGAACCCACCGCCGGCACCCGTGACAGCGGTAGCGTAGCCGCTTCGGTTTGCCAGTGGCATCCTGGCAGACTAGGCCGCCGCACGTGCACTTCACCGCAACCCCTTGAGCCAGCAGTCGTCGCAGGGGCTGCCGTTGGGGACCAGCAGGATGCACCACTCCGGGTTGCAGCGCTGGCACCCGAGCCGGGCGAGCGCCTCGGCCATGGTGCGGCCATCGCCTTTCTTACTCTCGTACCACCCACCGGGGGTACCGTCCGCGGTGACCTCGAACCTTTGATCTCCGGTCCGACGGATCGTAGCGACGACGTAGTACCCCGGCCATCTCGACTCCGCCAACAGACATGCCTGCTTCTTGGTCATCGCGCGGAATCCGGATACGGAGGTGGCGTGCACGGCGCCCATGGGTACTTGTGCGAGCTCATCCGAGCGCCTCGAGCAGGCACTCCAGGTTGCACTCGGTGCCCTTCACCTGCCGGTAGTAGATCTGCGCCCACTTCTCCTTGTCGTCGACCAGCAGCCCGTGGGCGGTGAAGCCATCGACCACCGGCTTCATGCCACCGGCAAGATTGTCGCGGTCCAGGCGGCGCTGGCCGTCCGCGTACACCCGGGTGAGCACCAGGCGGCGGATCCCGGTCGCCTTGGAGATGCGGTGGTTGACCTTGGCGAGGCCGACCCACTGGAACCAGGCCTTGCGCTCCTTCTTGTAGTCGAACCGCGACGACCCGCGGTTCACCAGGTGGTCGTTCATGGACTTCACCGGGCGGTCGAAGGAGAACTCCCACTCGGCGCGGACCACCGCGTCCGGGTCGTAGTCGCACATGATGCAGCACGCCATCGGCTATCTCCCCCGCTCGTCTTTGGTGACGTGGCTGCGCCAGGACGCGGTGATCGCGGAGAGCCCGAGCGGCGTCATATCCGCCCACACCGAGCGCCAACCGCCGCACGTGCACACCAAGCACTGCTGTTCGACGCTGGCTCCTTCGATGGTGGTCATCCTGTCTTCGAACTTTGGCATGTGAGACTTGGTCTTCATCGTGATTTTGCGGGCGTGGTCGACGAACTTGATGGTGAGCAGGCGTTCCCATTTCTGCCGCACCCAGTCGGTGTTCCACCGACGACACGAACAGGTAGCACGAACCTTCGCGATCGGGCGGCTCTCGTACTCGAAGCTGACCCGGTGATCGTCGCTCACTCGGACCTCTTGGCGATGTCTTCCCGCAGCGCGGCGATCAGCGCGGGAAGGAGGCGATCGTGCAGATACTTCCACTCGACCGAAGGAACCAAGGTCATGCAGTCGAAGATCCCGGAATCGGTATCCGGCAGGTAGTCACCAAAATGGTCTCGCTTGATCCAGATGCGGTACTCGTCCAGAAAGCTTTCCCCGTCCGAGTGATCACCGAGCGTGCCGAGCTTCGACCAGATCCGCCTGGCCTGGTCCTTGGTGAGCAGGTACACCGGGCGGCGCCCGTCACCACTGGCGGATTCTCGCTTGGCGCACATGGGGAGACCGAAGTTGTCGTACTCATCGCGGCTCGACTTCCACCGCGGGTCATCGGGCGATTCCAGCCGCCTCGCGCGCATCTCGCGACAGTCCTCGAGCCGCTGCTGGCAGAGCCGCTGCCGGATCCGCTTCACGGTCTCGTACGCCGAGAACGACCGGCCGTCGCCATGGCAGAGCTTGCCGGCGAGGTAATCCGCGCCGGAGATGTCCGAGAGGAACGACGTGAAGGTCCCATCGAATCCTGACCTGTGCCAGCGATGCGCCCACCGACCATGGTTGCTGTTGATGGAGAGCTCGCAGGTGTCGTCGTTCACCGTGCAGAGCGCCCACCCAGAGCGACCCTCCTCTCGGAAGGAGTACGTGATGGCGGAATGCAGCCGCGCCGTGCAGACGAGGTCTCCCTTACTCATGTGTTGTCGTCCTTCCGGTGATCCGCTGGTACTGCTCCCACCGAGCCTTGGCCTCGCGAGCGGCAGCCTGCTGCTCCGCCTCGCGCTCCTTTGCGAGCGCCTCTTGCCGCGCGGCCTCCCACGCCGGCGGTAGCGCGCGATCGCATGGGAGGTACTCGTCGTGGCTGAGGACCCACTCGAGGCGCCGCGCGCACAGCTCGGCCTTGGCCGCGGGGGACAGGCCCTCCATGCAGGGCCCGCCGGCCTTCATGTCGGGGAAGAAGTTCTCCCGGAGGTCGCTCCAGAGCAGGCCGATGCAAGCGCCCCCCCCGCAGGAGAAGTGGTCCCGGATCTCAACGCACATCATGCAGGTGTGGTTCGATGACCACTCGCCGTCGTAGAGCATCTCGACGTTCTCGTACCGCTCGCCAGGTGCGATTGCCTTCCGGCACTCCTCGCAGACGTGCGCCTTCCTGGCCGTGCGGATCGCGCTCTCGTAGAGGTCAGCATGCTCATCCGGGCTGCTGAGCGGGCAGCACATGGCGCTCATTTGGCACCTTCATAGCGGCGGTTCCAGTCCTCCGCGCAGCGGACTCTGGCACCGATCACGATCAGCTCGCGGTCGATGCTGAGCATGGCGTCATCGGGGTCCCAATCGCCGAGTGCGATGTCGGCGACGCGCATGAAGGTATAGTTGCAATGGTACGCCGCTAGTTTTCTCAGCTCACGGATCTGCTCGTCCGTGATCGTCTCGGCGGTGACCTTCATTTGCCACCCCGGACGTATACGGTGACGCTGTCGACGGTGTCACTCTTGGTCCAGTCGCCGTACACGACAGCATCACCAGGATCGTCGACCGCGTATGAGTGCTCGAGGCAGCAGCCGTCGAGCGCGCACGTACACCTGCTGCGCGGCAGGTACTCGCGATCGCCGATCGGCTCGCCGTAGAAGGTCATGGTGATCACAGGCTGTCCTTGCTGCCGCGCGCTGGCGGCGGTGGCAGGGGCGGCGGCAGATCCACCTCCATCGTGTGGCTGACTACCACCTCGTCATCCTCGAAGTCCTGCCGCGCGAGAGGGACGGCGGATCCGCCGGCGCTGGTGAGCCGGAACCACAGCTCCATCATCGAGTTGCGGACGCCCAGGAGCTCGGCGCAGCGGTCGGCGTCGATCTGGCGGAACCGCAACGCCTCCTGCTGGGCGGCGAGCGCGAGGTCCTCCGCGATCTGGACACGATTCTCCAGGCGCTCCACCAGGAGCAGCAGCGCGTGGACGTGCCCCGGGGATGCCATCAGCGCGGCGAAGTCCGGCCCGTGCGCGGCGTTGTACGCCAGGTCGCTCAGATCGGCGTCCGTAAGCTCATGCGAGAGGTCCGGCAGTGGATCCCGGTGAAGCTGAGGAAGCGCCGTGGTCCCGGCCGGCGTGCGCGGCTGCAACACGCTACCCGGTGCACCAACGAACGTGTTGCCACTGGCAGACCTGGTCATCGGCTCCTAGTTCCTTTCCTCGGTGCGGTGGGCAACCACCTCGACCAACTCCAGCACCAGGACGCTGCCTTGCGTCTGGGTGGCGAGGTTGCGCGCGGCCGAATCGATGTCGGCCTTGGTGCCGCGCAGCGCGACCGGGTTCATCCCGGGCGCCACGATGACCCTCGAGAGGCGATCGCCCGGCTCCGGAGGACCACCCGCCCAGTCGATCAGCGCATCAGCGATCTTCAGGGCCATGTACTTTGCCAACAATGTCACCGACATCTCTAATCTCCTTACCCCGTCAGAACGGGTAGTCAGTCTCGCTGGGTCTGCGTGCGAGCGCGGAACGCGTCATCCTTCTTCTGCTGCGCGATCTGGATGTCCCGGGACAGTTCCCCGACAGCGAACACCCAGAAGATGCCGAGCACCACGAGCACCAACACCACGAACCACCTGGCGTGCTCGGTGATCGCGCAGAACATCGCCCCGAACGTGAGCGCGGCGACCACGCTGTAGGTGATTCGCTGCTGTACCAGATGCCGAACGCGATCGTCCGTCACTTTTCCTTCCGCATCAGCCCACGGAGGATCTGGATGCGAGCCCAGGTCGCAGGCGCGACCCCGGCGGCCCTTGCCTTGGCCACGATCAGCTCCTTGGTCCTGGACGTCACCCGCACCATGACGTGCGCATCCAGTCCCGGATCGTCATCGGGGCCATCCGGCAGCGGAGGCGGTCTCGTGTGTCGAGCCATGTTTCACAAAGATATACGAAACGCGGCTGAGGTCAAGTACCATGTGCGCCATGGCGACACCTTCGAAAGCAAGCGGCTGGAACTTCTACCTCATGGGGCGCGAGGAGAGGCGTCTCATCAAGCACGAGATCGACCTGGCGGTGGCGGCGGCGAAGTTCGTCGCCGAGAACGCCCCGCTGGATGGCAGCTGGAAGGGCTGGCTGCGGGAGGCATGCAACCAGGCGGCGAGGTCGGTATCGACGCGCAGCAAGAACGAGTGGCTGCGCGAGAATGCCGAGGCGATCGCCGCCTCCGGGATCGTCCATGCCTACGACCGGGCCGGCTCGACGAGCTCTACTACGCGCTCGAGGAGGAGCTCATCGGCGCGATCGCCAACGAGGTCGATGACGAGACCGGGGTCAGCGTCCACTAGGTGTGGACGGGGTCGGGCTCTCCTCGACCCAGCGGACGCCGCGATCCGTGATCATCCAGATGTCGTATTGAGCATCCAGCCGGACCAGCGGAGGGTCAGATGTCATTGAATGGGCGAGGCTATCTGCCAGCTCTCGACGCAGCCCGGTGATGCTCGAGATCTGGTCCAGGGTGAGCCCACACGATTCACCGAGCTCGCGCATCTGGTACAGAGCGTCGAGCAGTCGGTCTCGATGGAAGCTTCGCCAGTCGTCGATCAGGACTCGACGACCGAGTACGGTGGCATGGGTGAACGGCATGGGCCACATGGTATCCCATGCAGCATGGATTGAGTCTCCCTGGCGAGGAGCGGCTACTTGTGCGGAGTGCCCTTCGCGAACGTGATGTCGGTCTGGGCGCGCGCAAGCTTCATCGCGAGTGATTCGTCGGTGGACGAACTGAGCCACTTCGCCACGGTCTTCTCTGCGGCGCGCATCGAGAGGTGCTCGACGTGCCGCCACTGCTCGACCGTGAGGCCGCGAATCAACTCGACTGGGACGATGCCGTAGAGGGCCCGGCAGCAGACGGCGGCGGTGTAGCAGTCGCCGCCGGCTTCGGCGGCGGCACACAGCGAGATGGCGGTCGATTCGTCCACGATGGTTCAGGACCGGACGATCCGGGACGGCTCGGACGCGCCAGCAGATACCTCGCGGGCCACCACGCACACATCCTCGTAGTCGAAGAACTGCTCGACCGTCTGAGCGCCGGCCGTGGTCATCTTGAGGCCGCCCCACTCGGTCTCCGACAGCTCTCCTTGCAGGCTGGCGCCACTCCGGAACATCACCGCGCAGACGACGGACTTCCGATCGCCGAGCATCGACGCGACGGCCTGCCGCGTGCCATGCGCGATGTCGACCTCGTGGACGTGTCCATGCTCACGCTGGAGGAACGCATCGTACGCTTTCAATACCGCGTCCTTGTGCTCCTCTGGTACGTCCATCCGTTGGATGGATTCCAGCAGCATGTCCTGGATGTTGTCCATCGTGTAGCCGTAGGCGGAGAGATCGTGGAACGACTTCGCCACGCCAGCGATGGAGGTGCAGAGCTCGTTGAGAAGCTGGCGGGGGCGCTCGGGGAGGATGGGCTCGTTGATGTTCATTTGCGTTGTCCTAAATCGGCGAGAAGAGACCTGAGTTTCACAAGAGACGGAACCGACGTGACGCCGAGAGCCCGGAATGACGACAGCACGTCACCGGACGTCGGGATCATGAAAACTGGCTTGCCTCGCCCGGCTAACCATCCAGCTTCGAAATATCCGTATCCGATGGGACTGGTTTCGAGGACGCAGCAGTCGCATGCATTGATCAGTTCGACGTTGTCATCGGAAACTGCGCCCCCGAGGCCAGTGGGGACGTATCTGACCTCGTGCCCATACATGGACAGGTCATCGACCAAGAAACGACTACCAAAAATCACTATTCTAGCCATCTCAAATCTCCTTGGGGGGTACCGACGGCGACGACGTCTCGGGCGCAGCCCGAGCTACTTCGGGAACAGCACAGCGCGCATGTCATCCACCGCATCCGGTTCAATCACATGCGGCCGGCGGACGCCGGCCATCTCCCACAGCATGGCGCACGCGGCGTCGTGAACCACCATCGCCTCGTAGCGACCGGCGATCGCGGTCTGGTCCTGCTCCCGCGGGCCGGCGCAGTGGATCAGGACGTTGCGGACGTTCGCGGTGTAGAGCTCGATCCGGTGGTTGACCGTCTCGAGCGGCTGGTCGCCTCGGAACTGAGTCACGATGTTCTGGTTCCACGCCCACCGCGTGGGATGGCAGCAGACCACGTTGACGAAGTCGTCGCTCGCGACCGGCGTCGAGAACAGCTCGCTCCACGGCGCCCACTTCTCGGTGAAGACCCCGGGCGTCGTGGTGACGACCCGGGTCGGCGCGATCTTGATCAGGGTGCGGAGGTACGACCTCGAGAACTGGCCGTGCGCACCGTCGGTGGTGTCGGCGAAGTACCTGATGAACATCAGGACCGCCCGAACAGAAGCCACACGCCGACCGCGAGCGCGGCCGCGATCACGAGCGGGCTCGCGCCGCCGACAGGCGTGTCGCCGACGTACATGAGCTGGGAGACACCGCGGGCTGCCGGCTTGTGGGTGACGATCTTCACGGGTTCCCCTTCTGGTCTCGGCAGGTTACCACCGAGCTTGCGGAATCAGAAGCGCTCCCCAGGCCAGGCGTCCATGACGATGCGGACCGCGGGAATGATCAGGTGACGCGCCAGCACGACCTCATCGGCGGTGGCAAGATGTGGCACGCGCCCGGCCAGCGTGGCGGCGATCGCCTTGGCCTGGTCGGCGGTCGGGCGGATCTGCGGAAGCGATCCTCCGGTCGGCATGTGGGTAACGCTCCACCAGGACGCCAAGGTGTCCTGGTCCTCGATTCCACGGTGCGCCGCCCACTCACCGTAGACGTTCGCACGGATCTTGAACGGGACGCCAAACGCCGCGGCGCGCAGGGAGCCGGCACGCACAATCGTCGGGTGGACCATGACCTCGATCTCCACCACATCGCCCCAGCTCTGCCCGCTCCACCGGCGCAACTTTCCGAAGATGGCGTAGAACTCGGCGGTGTTGTTCGGGTACATGTACCCGGCTGCCGACTCGAGAAGTCCGATCTCCGCCTCGCTGAGGCAGCGGTGCGGCGGCTTGCCAGTGGCATCGTTTGAGGTGGTCATAGTTTGCACTTCGTGGTGAAGATGGTCCCTTCGTGACCGGACTCGGCGACGAACCCGGTCGCGTCGCAATGCCAGCAGAACAGATGGAGCTTCGCCCGCCCCACCTTGTGGCCGTTGGCTTCGGCGATCGGCAGCGTCTTGACGACCGGATCGATATCATCCGGCGTGACCGGCGCTGGTAGGCCAGCAGACGCCGGCGTCCATCGCTGGTCAGGTATCGGCGCTGGCTTGTCCTTGCGCCGCGCCATCACTCCCGGTCCTTGCCGGTCTCATCGAGCGTGGGGTCTCGCTTCTCCTGCGAGCGTTCATCCTTCCGATACCGAATCCAGTGGTACACCTTGGTGAACAGCAAGGCAGCCGCCCACTGCGCGCCCAGGATGACAAACCACGGAACGTGGATCACGAAAAGGATCACCGAGACGCTGGCAACGGGGATCATCGCGATGGAAGCGAATCTCATCGCCGATCGGCGAGCCCTGGCGGCCGCGTCGTCGACCAGTTGCTTGGCATCGGCGGGCGTCATTACCTCGACCGGGGGAAGTGGAGCGGGACGCGGCGGGAGATCCTTGTACTCGATCTTCCCGTCCAGATACTGCTCGTACGCCTCGAACCACTCTCCCAGCCTGTCGCTCATGGAGCCACCAGGCGGAGCGGGATGCGCCGCCACCAGGCGATCTGCTCCTCCTTGAACGCATAGAGGCCGGCCAGAACACCATCGTCGGTGTACAGCGGGATCGCCGGGCACCTGCGACCGAGCATCTTCATCTCGTTGGCCTCGGCGTCCGAATACTGGAGCTGGAAGGTCGCGTCGACCGACGACATCGCCTCGTTGATCTCCTGGCAGCAGCATTCGAAGCACAGGGTCGCGGACTGGCGGGCGAACGCCAGGCGGAACAGCTTCACGCCCTGCGCGCCGCATTCACGGCAGAAGTACCAGACCGGGACCTCGCTCGAGGAGTAGTCGAAGTTGCTCATGGGTGCTCCCGGAAGTTGCACAGCAAGGAAAGGTGGACGCGCTGTTCATACCTGTCGTCGGTCAGAGACCCGGTGATGCCGACGTCCCCAATACAGCTCGCCATCACGACGCGAACCGTCCGACCCTGTACGGTATGGGCAAACAGGTTCGGGTTGACGCCGGCGCGATTCAGCAGCCCCATGTCGGCCGCCGGCAGCCGGTGAACCAGAAGCCAGAACCGCAAGCACAGCGGCTGGGATAGGTCGTGGATGTAGCTGTCGCAGTGCCTCATCGATCCTTGCCCTCACGGTACGGTGCCGCGGAATCCGGAGAACCGATGTGGTCGGCCAGCGTCGAGCCGGGAACGGTGCGGCGCCAAGCTGCGGTTGGCTCCCCCAGCCGCATCACAAAATCGCCTGCATGAGGCGCAACGAACACGGTCCAGCCGACCGCGCGGTAGCGCTCGGCGGCGGCCTCCAACTCTGAGCGGCGCATCCAGTTGTCATCAAACATTCCGACTGGAATGGACAGACGGCCAGCACCGAGCTCGCGTTCGATCCGTTCGATCAGTATGTCGACTACCTCGGGACGCGGAGCGTTCGGATCGGGTCGTGCGGCAAATTCATCGGGAGTGGTGATCTTCATGGTGCCTTGTCGTATGGAAGGGGTGCGAGCTGGTGGCCGGACTCCTTGGTACCGGAACCCTGGCACCACTTGATCTCGCCGGCCGTGAGAACGTGACGACCATGCCGGCGGACGGTGCCGTCTGCCTTCACGCGCTGCGTCTTCTCGCAGTAGGCGCAGACCACCGACCTGGTGAGCATCATCGTCATCAGATCCTCCCGCCGTCGTCGGCCCAGCGCGACATCGCGACCCGGTCCGTGCGAGCCTCCTCGCGGCGGTAGCGGATCCCCTCCTGGATGAGGGCCTTCGCGGTCGGATCGGCATCCGGCCGACCCGGCAAACGATCTGCCATGTCGCCCCAGAACGCGGCGACCTCTTCCCAGGTCATCTCCATCTCAATCAAGCTGCCACGGGCAGCCGGTGATTGTCAAGCGCCGGGTTCTGCGGTAAGAGCTTTGCCATGGCGAAGACGAACGAGGAACTGCGTGAGGAGATCACCAACATCCAGCTGGCTTCCCGAGGGTGCTCGGTCGGGTCAAGCGAGTACAGGGAGGCGTACCGGCAGATCTCCGAGCTCGAGGAGCAGATCGCCGCCATCACCGCTCCGCGGGACCAGGACGGCGAGCTCTCCAGATGGGGGGCTGTTGCGGCCGCTCATCTGGCCGGCGACCTGGACCGCGCTCGCAAGCTCGCGGCGCGGTTCATGGCAGAGCCGATCTCGATGGTCACCTACCACGGCATCGCCTTCCTGGTGGGTGACGCGCTGTTCCCGCCTCCTGGCCTTGGAGCGCATCTGGTGGCGGAGATCGACAGCAGGTCGGGCACGGCCAGGAGCCACGACTGATGGGGATGGAGCATCCGCATCGCACATGGTGTCCGCGCTGTCGTTGCACCTTCTCGAGCGACAGGTGTCAGTGCGGGACGCCGTGGGACGGTACATTCAGCCCACATCGCTTCTGCGGTTGCTACTCGTGCAGTCCGCGCACGCGGCCGATGTACCTGGCCGATGTAGCGGCAGGTCGTATCACACGGAGGACATGATGAGGAAGAAGGACGAGCTATCTCTCGAGCACACCTGCATGCAGCACGCGCACCCGGAGGAGATGGTGTTCGTGCTGCTCGGTCGCGACCCCGCGGCGCCTCGCGCGATTCGCGCGTGGGCTACAGATCGGATTCTGCTCGGCAAGAACGCCTGGTCCGACACGCAGATCGTGGAGGCGATGGAATGCGCAGCCACGATGGAGCGCGAGGGCCGGAAGTGGGTGGATGCGCCGCCCGGAGGTGTGGTCGCGACTCACGCGAAGGCGATCCAGGAGATCGACGCCGCCCTGTTCAACGGCGACGCGTTCGATGATCCAGCTGTCCGCGCAGTGCTGTCGGCGTACGTGGACAGGTGGGCGCGAGAATTGAGAGATAGGCCATGAAGGGGAAGAACGACGAGTTCGACGCTCGCGTCCTGAAGGTGCTGAGCCGGGCGGTGCACCTTCGGTTTTCTGACATCGAAGAGAAGCTGAGCGGCCTGGTTGGAGTTGCTTACAGCACTCGTGAAATCGACCGCGCGCTGCAGCGGCTACGGAAGGCCGGCAAGGTGAAGTTCGTCGCGCGCCACGGCTGGATCAGGGTGCAGACCGGGTCATGACCTCGCGGAGCGGCGCGAGGCCGGCGTCGCCCTTGGACAGGTAGCGGTAGTGCATGTCCGCCACCTCCGGGTGGCCACCAGTGAGGAACGTGTAGCGGTCGACCAGCCAGGGATGGGTCGCCTTCACGAAGTCGAAGAAGTCGAGGCCGTTCGGCTGCCCGGGATGGAGATCGACGTCGGACAGGATCGCGGCCAGGTTCGGGTGGGCGGCGATCACCTGCTTGGCGGCCGCGACGCTGTCGACCGTGATCACCTCGGCGCCCGGGAAGATCTTCTTCAGGAGGCGGCCCATCCCGCGCTGGATGAGCGGGTCGTCCTCGAGATGCAGCACGACGTTCTCCGGCGGCTCCGGGTTCCGGCGCGCCGCGCAGACGATCGCCTTAATCCCGGCGTCCCCGAACGGGATGGTGCGGCACTCGGCGCCGTCCGGGTCGAACTGGCGGATGCGGTGGTACGCGCCCGTGGTGTCCACGCTGGCGTGGCGGTAGCCGTGCGCGCGCGCCCACTCCTTGGCCTTGGCCGGCGTGAATTTGAACGTGGGGAACAGCAGGCTCTGCACCCGAGCGCGCGGCCATGGCACCGCGGGGTTGCGCAGAAAGTCGCTGGCGTCGCCGACGCGCCACCCGGCGCGCTCCAGGCGCTCGCGCTTCCCCGAATCCATCGCGCTGTGCGCCTGGGTGGCCTCGCCATCCCACACCAGCTCGCCATCCTCGATGTGGACCTCGAAGTGCGGGTACGGGTGATCGACCGCCAAGTCTACCCCGATGACACCGAGGCACACCTTGGCTGCGAACTCCCCCCATGTCCGCGGATCGCCGATGGGCATGTCGGCGATGCTGCCGCCGTCCTCGGTGATCAGCTTCGCGAGGTCCTTGGCGGCGGCGAGCGCCGCATCCGGGGTCGGCGGGGTGATCTCGTCCCACGTCCCGGACATGTTGGGCGGCATCTCCACCCAGTTCATGTAGGCGTGCACCCAGAGGGCGCGCGCCATCCCTTGGAGGATCTCGCTCTCGACCTTCGTCATCCTCCGGATTTTACACGACGCTGTGCGCCGACGCTCGAGGGTCTCGCGTGACGCTCACCTAGCTTCGTGGAACCCGTCGCTCACCGAAAAAGTGAGCACCTGGATCGAAGTCCGAGGTCAGGTCAACCTCGGTGGCCTCCGCTGCGTAACGAGTGGCGTCATCCCTGGCTCGGTCTCCGTCCGAGTCGTAGGTCAGCAGGGTGACTCTCTGGTTGCGCGAGTTGGTCTCGACGACACGCCAGATATCCGATCCATCGCTGGGCATGCGAACGAGACGGACAACAAATGGTCCGACGTCTCGCTTGCTGACGAGCTCGCCAAGCTCTGCGGAAGTCTCGCGGATCGCGTCGTACACAACGACGCTTACGCGGTCTCCGGTGGTCAACTCTGATACCTGCGCCCTGTGGCACAGGATGCGATGGATGGCGACCATCGGTCGCGAATCGTTATTCATATCAAAACTCCAATGGGAGCCGAGCAGTCTACCTACGTCTCTGCCGCGCCGAGCTATATCCGATCGGTCTCGCTTGGAGGCGAGCATGTATGATCGCCGGTCTCGCCGGAAAGGCGAGCGAAGGGGGTAACCGCAGGCACAGTCTCGCCGAAGCGAGCAAGAAGTCCGCAATGTCTCGCCGAGGCGAGCGTGATCAGGCGTCCTTGGCGCGGTTGTTCTCGATCGCCAGGCGCTGCCGGCAGAGGCTGGCGCCCGTGTGCACGCCGCCGCGGACGTGCTTGTCGCCGCCGATCTCCCACGTGCATTCGAACGCGCTCACCGAGAGCTGGCCGGTCTCGGCGAGCGACGCGAGATCCCGACCGGCCTCGGACAGGACCTGGCCGTGGACCGGGTTCCGGGCCGCCGCGTCGAACTCGATGTGCTTGCGGTCCGCCGTGATCCGGTTCGTCTTGTGGCACTTCGGACAGATCATGTGGACCATGAGCGGCTCGCCCGGGACCTGGTAGACGTCGACCGTCAGGAACTTGCTGGGGTCCTTGTAGACCACCATCACCTCGATCTTGTTCGTGTTGAGGCGGGTGGTCGACGACAGCCCGTGCTCCATGTCGCCGGCGAGCTGGACGATCGGCCTCTTCTTGCCAGTGGCAAACGCTTCCATGGTCACTTCTTTCGCGTGATGAGAAGGACGGCCCCCAGACCGAAGGCGCCGATGAGCAGGAGGGTGCCGGTGCTGATCCCGCCGTGCTGGGCGGCCAGCGCGGCGGCCAGGTCCTTGTTCGCCTGGGCGGCGCCGGCCGACTGCTGGCCGGCGTTGTAGACCTTGAGGACGCCCGAGCCGACGTCCTCGAGCGTATCCCAGAAGTCGCCCACCCCGGAGTACCCGGAGCGCGCGATCAGCTGGTTGGTGCGTGCGTACGGCATGCGGCGACTCCTTCAGCGGGTGAGCAGGTAGACGGCGGCGAGCGCGCCGCCACCGAGCAGGATGGCCGTGGTGGTGGAGATCCCACCTGCGGGCGGCGTGATCACCGTGGTCGGCGGCTTGGGCGCCACCGCGGAGATGAGCTGCTCCCAGAAGCTCCCGCCCGACTTCGACCCCGCGGGGTGCGCGGGATCCGGGTCGACCGCGCCGGGCGCGCGGTACGTGCTCCCGTCCGAGTTGAACGTGGTCGAGCCGCCATCGGGCGTGGCGCAGTAGTTGCCCGGCTTGCGGTACGGATCGTTCAACGGGATGACGGAGCACTGATCATCGTCCGAGTACCCCAGGCCCGAGAACCCAGAGAGAGCACGCCGGCGGTGTTTCTTCACGTACATGGTCAGCTCCGCTTCTTCTTCCTGAGGAGATAGTATGCACCGACTCCCAGGGCGCCGAGAAGCACCAGGTTACCGATGCCGTCACCGCCGCCCGGCCCTGCGGGCGCCCCGTCCGGAGTCTTGCCGCCATCGACCGCGTCCATGATGATGTCGATCACCGGATCGAAGATGGTCGAGATCGGCGCGTCGGCGCAGAGCTCGCCGGGGCGCCGCCAGGGCGAGTCGCTCGGCAGGGACTTGCAGTCCACCCGGGTCGGCGGGACGACCGGCGGGTCATCTTCGCCGGGATGAAGCACAGGACCGTCGCCCATGGGTCGGATGTAGCTCATTGTCGCCCCCGGATGAGCAGCAGGTACGCGGCGAGCGCCGTACCGCCGGCGATCAGCAGGACTGGGCCGCTCATCCAGCTGCCGCTGCTCGCCGCCGATGGAGCCGATGTAGGTGGCTTCGGTGCAGGTGACGAGCCGGCTGGTGGCGTCGCGGCCGGCGCAGCTGGCTTGGACACGGCCGCCGCCAGCTTGGTGCCGAGACTGCTCAGCGCCCCCCACCCGCCCATGGGGTGGATGTAGCTCATCGTCGCCCCCGGACGAACAGCAGGTATGCGGCGAGCGCCGCGCCGCCGGCGATCAGCAGGTTCCGGGTGGTGTTGTCCTCGGCGGCAGCTGCCGGGATGTCCGGCATGGACGGCAGCGGCTCGACCGCCGGGCCGGCCGGGCCAGAGGTCGCCGGTCCTCGACCACCGCTGCTCCCGCCACCACCACCACCACCACCGCCGCCGCCGCCGCCTGAGCTGGTGGTCGGCGTCGAGGTCGGTGCCGGGGTCGCTGGCGCGGCGGGTGTTGCCGGCGGCGTGGGTGCGGGGGCAGCCGGCGCGGCCGGTTGCGCAACGATGGAGGCCAGCTGGGCGTTAAGATTGCTCAGGCCGGCCCACGGCCCGCCGGTCCGATAATCGTGAACGGTCACCCCGGTCTTGGGGCGCGCGGGTGCCGCAGTGGGCACCGGCCGCGGCCGGACCCCGGTCGGGACCGGAACCTGGGTGGATCCGGTCCTGTTGAACACCCCGCGGGCCGCGGCCGCCACGATCGGGTCCCGGACCGTGCCGAGCGCGCCCTTGGTGACCGCGGCCATGGCCCGGTCGTGCCGCTTGGTGTCCTCGAGTACGCGCCGGCGCAGCGCCTGCCGGTTGGGCAGCGCGTGATCGAGCGAAGCGATGGCGCCGACCCCGCGGGTCTGGCGGTCCTTGTCCTTGGTGTACGCCATGTCAGTGCCGGCCCCTGTGGCCTCCGCCACCGTGATGGCGATGGCCGCCGCCACCGCGGCGACCACCGCCGGGCATGATCGACACCCACGACGGGCCCCAGCCGACCGGGACGAAGTCGATCTCGTCGTAGCTGGTGTAATCGACGCTCGTCGCCGCGGGACCAGACACCGCCGGTCCGGCCGCGGCGCCGGCCGGGCCGCTCACCGCCGCGGTGGACGCTCCGGTCGTGGCAGCCTGCTGCTTCTTCCAGAGCGTGTACGCGACGTAGCCGCCGGCGACGAGCAACAGCATCGTGGAGGTCTTCATGGCTTGCTTCCTCTTCCGAGATGGTACCCGATCAGCATCGGCAGGCCGATCACGCCGGCGATCACCAGCGGGTAGACCCATGGGTTTTGTTGGGCGTACACGTACGCCCGCAACCCCGGCATGCCGCGGCGCAAGCCGACCCCGTTGCCCGAGCCGTCATCGACGGTGTACGCGCACGCGTTGGGCGCCTGGCCGTGATCGATCGCCTTGAGCTGCTGCACCCGGCAGACCAGCTCGGGGAAGTAGGGATCCGACGCGACGTCGGCGGCGATGCCGATCGTGTCGAGGACGCCGCCGAGGCCGCTGAGTTGACGTCGTCTGGTCCGCTTGTACATGGGGGTGTTCGTGTTCTCGCTGGGATGGGGTCGCCCGTCGCTTGTCTTTGACCGGCGCGTCCTGTCCGGGATTTGTTGGGTGGCCGGCCAAGAAATAGGTGGCCACCCGTTCACGTCGGAGGACCACCGACGAGCGACCTCATCCCAGCGGGATCACGTTCTCCTTTTTCTGATGAAGTCCTTGGCGAGGTCGCCGACGCCCAGCTCCCGCCACGCGAACCAGGTCAGCGCGACGATGCCGCCGGCCTTGAGCCAGAACCCGTAGTCCGTGCACGCCCCGGCCATGATGCACGCCTTCTCCTCCTTGTCCTTCGCGACGTCGGCCGCGGTCTGGATGGCGGAGGTGATCGTGAACAGGACTCCGGCGACGATGATCGCCGGCCAGAACCAGGGCGAGCTGACGATCGCCCCCAGGCCGCCGGTCGCCACCGGGCTCGACACGGCGTTGCCGGTCAGCGCGATCTGCGCGAGCTGGACGGCCGCGTTGGGGTTCGCGTGCAGGTCGGCATCGGGGATCTGCTGGCCCTGCATCACCGCGCTGAGCAGCGCGTGGAGCTTGTCGGCGAGGTCCTGCTCGAGGGCCGGATCGCGTGCGCCGGCGACCACGCGCTGCGCGTAGCCCAGCGGCTTCTTGGTGGGGTGCGTCCCGGCGAGCACGCGATCGTTGATCGACCGGAACTTCATCCACGACGCCAGCGAGCTCCGCATCTTGGCGAGCTCGGCGGCGGCGCGCTGCACCTCGGTGCTCGTGATCGCCGTCGTCATCGCTTCTTTCCCTTCATCAGGAAGAGGATACCGAGGCCCACACCGCCGAGCAGCAGCGGACTGATGCCGGTGTCCACCCCCGAACCGGCCGCGGCCGGGAGGCCGGCGGCGTCGGCGAACATCCCGATCGTCGATGTCACGTCGTACAGGTTGGCCTGGACGAAGGTGGTCGGGTCGGCGAAGCCCTTGTTCGCCTTGTCGATCGCGGCCGCCGACGCCGCGTCGTGGAACTGGTTGTAGGCGTCGGTCGCGCGGCGCAGGTAGATGGTGATCGCCGTGAGCGCGAGCGCCGGGTCGAGCACGCTCGACGGCGGAAACGGCGTGGTGGCGAACTGGTACGCCGCCGGCGCGCCAGGACCGAATCGGTTGACCTGCGCGGCGAGGTCGGCCACGGTCGCGTACCCCACGTCGCCCATGGCACCGCCGCGGCCGCGCGCGCGGCCCGGCCGGTGGGATGGGCGGAGGAACGACATCACATGTTGACGATGCGGTAGCCGATCAGGTCGACGTGCAGCGTCCCTTCGGTGGTCGCGGTCCCGGTCGTGTTGAAAGTGATCGACACGTACGTCGGCGTGAACACGATCGTCGATGCCGCCTGCCACTGGGTGGGGATCGGGCACGGGACGATGTTGTCCGCCGTCGACAGCACGGGCGCGCTGGCGACGTTCTGCAGCAGGCGCTGACTGCCGCCGTCGGTGAGCTCGTACTTGATGTCGATGATGTCGGTGGTCAGCTGCTGGGTCGGCAGCGGATAGCTCCGCACCGGCCGCCACCGCCCGAAGTTCGTGGCGCCCGTGTTCGACGGGTACCAGGTCGCGATCGGGTAGTGGGTCATGATGAACGGCCCATCCTGGGACACCAGGATGTTGATCGGCAGCGAGCGCTTGCCGGCGTCGGCGGCGGTGAACACCACCTCGCCGCCGAGCCGCGTCTCGATGCGCCGCCCGGGGATCGCGTCGATCTCCTCCTGGACGGTGGTGGGCCGGCTCTGCAGCGCGTTCACCATCCCAACGAGCTGGTTCACGCGGTCTTGCATCTGGCGGTACAGACCCGCCATCTGGTTGAACTTGGCGATCACGTCGGCGCTCATAACGATCTCCCTGGAACAAAACGGGGTCATCCCCGCAGATGAAGGCGAGGACCTCCGCCGGGCGGCGCCCGGCGGGTGTGACTGGCGGACGGCCGCGGTCGGTTACTGGACGTCGCGGGTCTGCAGACCGTCGAGCATGAACATGATGTTCTTCACGTCGTCGTCCGCGCCGCCCGTGCCATTCAGCAGGTTGAGCGCCGAGACCGCACCGATGTTGAAGAAGTCGGCGCGCGCCGCGAAGTTCTGGCGGACCGGGACGATGATCGGACGCGCCAGCTTCAGAATGGCAGCCTGCTCGGGCGTGCCATTGTTGAAGATGGAGTTGGTCGCGTCGAAGCCCCAGACGCCGCCGCCGGCCGGGAAGTACCAGCACGGCGCCTGGAACATCGGCTTGGAGCCGAGGGTCAGCGTCCAGAACAGCTGGCTCATCGTGTCGAGGTACAGCAGGCGGCGGTTGGTGCCGTCGAAGAACAGCCAGCAGCGGAGCGCCAGGATCACGTACGTCTGATCCGACGACAGCTGGCCGGCCGTGGTCATGTTGGTCTTGGAGAGGTCGCCGATCGCGCTGTTGCCGAACAGCTGGGCGCCGTTGATGATCGTCGGCGACGGGGTGCCGACAGTGCGGATCAGGGTGTCCCAGATCGGCTGGTGAAGACGCTCGCGGTATCCATGAAGACGAGGCATTGTTCGAGATCCTTTTTGTTTTGCACGTTGGCTTCGGCTCGCCCGGGAACCTCCCGGGGCCAGGCTGGTACCTCCAGCCTTGAATATCTCGGATCTCGTGGGCGCCTGGCGGGTGACCGCCTGGCGCGTATACCGGTGACGACGTCTCGGCTTGCGCCGAGCAGAGTGGAACGATCAGCTGCCGAACGAACCGCGGAAGATGCCGGTGTACACGTCGCTGGCGTTGTCGTACGCCGTTCCGGCCGCCGGGATCTGCTTGGTGAACGACCGCGCCGGGACCGGCTGCAGGAAGTTCTGCCGGGGGACCTGCTTCATCAGCCGGGGACCACCGGGCATGCCGCCCAGGTAGCCATCGGCAGCGAACGCGCCGAGCTCCTCTTCCACGCCGAGCTCCTCTTCGAGGCCCAGCTCCTCGGACACGCCGTCCGAGCCGACCGCGACGTAGTCGCTGAGGGTGAAGTTCTCGCGGAGCGGCGTGGCGCCGACCGCGACGTAGTCACCCATCTGGATGTAGTCGCCCAGGCCGAGCATCGAGGTGACGCTCGGCACGAGCGCCTTGAAGACCGACAGCACCGTCTGTGCGCCGGCACCGACCATCAGGCTCGTGCGGTTGCGCGCGACCATGGCGGAGTGCTTGGCGCCGAATCCGACGGCGAGGTGCGTGGCGATCAGCGACAGGACCGAGCTCACGGGCCCCTGGAGGGTGCCCAGCGAGGACAGACCCGGCACCATTGGCAGCAGCCGGCTATTGACGAGGTTCACCGCGGCGAACCCGCCCAGGACGGGCAGTGCGCCGACCGCCGCGTGCTTGAGCATCGCGGTGATGTCGCCGAGCCCCGGGTTGCGCCGGGACCGCCGGAAGCTCCGGCGCAGGCTGCGCCGGCTACGGCTCCGACGCGCGCGGTACGAGCGCCGGCTCCGACGCCGACGACGCCGGATCGGCGCGTGCGTGCGCCGGCTGCGCCGACGCCTGGTCGTGTACGAGCGCCGGCTCCGACGCCGGCGACGCCGGCGCGACGGGTTGGCCCGGACGGTGGGGGAGAGCGCCTGGAGCGCGCCCGGGTGGATCGCCAGCCGGGCACGGCCGCGGCTCAGGCTCAGTTTCCGGGTACGCCTGCGCGAGCGCGCCTTGCGCTTCGTGTGACCGGGACGGCCGCGCTTGCCAGCCGCACGGCGGCCCTCCCAGAACCGGCGGAGCCCCGCCGGCTGCCGGCGCTTGCGCTTCCGCGGCGTGGCGCTCTTGCGAGCGCGGGCCCGCTTGCTCTTGGGCGCGGCGCTCTTGCGACGGCGCGCACGCACGGTGCTGCCCAGACGACCGCGCTTTCCGGCCGCCCTACGGCGGGCCCAGAACGCTTTCATCGCCTTACGGCGCTTGGCACTGCCCTTGGCCATTTTCTTCTTGCTCCTGGATGGATTCTTCTTGGCGCGTCGCGCCTTCATGTAAGCGAGCAGCGGAGCCGCCCGTTTACGGTTCCGCTTGGACAAGCTCAGTGCGCCACCGGCAGCACGGCGCGCTCGCCGGGAGTGGCGACGGGTCTTCGGCCGCGCGGATTTCGCGGCACTTGCCAGGTACGCCCCCATCGAGCCCCGCTTGGTCGGGTTCCTCAACGGAGCCCGGCCGCGGACTCGCATTCCTCGACGGCGACCGTTGACGTACAGGATGGGCACAGATCCAACAGGCACGAACCGAAAACTTTAGTCAACTACCCATCGCTCGAAATCTTGCCACTGCCATGAGCCCCGTCTACCAGAGTTCGCACACTTGCGTCCTCCTCATCGCACTTGATCGCACCGTCGATCGCCCGGCACAGCCGGTCGGCCTTTTTGCCGAGGTCGATGTATGCGTCCACGGCGCGCACGCCGGCGGTTGGGTAGTTGCCTGAACCGGCGGGGCGGTTGCGGAGGCGGGGCATGGGATTCGGCATCTCTGTTCCTTTATTGAGTGGACCGCCGGAGGCCGGCGAATGCGTCGTAGACCTTCTCGATGACGACGCCCAGCTTGGCGGTCGCTTCGGCTGCCTTGTCGGCGACATGTTCCATATTATCAGCATACTCACGACGAGCAGCGCTCTCGTGCTCCAGTGTCTTCTCGTATAGCTCGGAGACCTGTTCGGCGTAATGAGCGACGATCTCTCTGTGACGCGTCTCATATTCGAGACGGTACTCCGTGCGGTGTTGCTCCAGTTTGGCGCGCTCTGCCGCCCACGATGCACGTTCCGCACACCACCCCTCGCGCTCTGCCGCCCATGCCTTGTGCTCCTCGGCGTGCTTCGCAGTCATCTGCGACAGCCGCTCGTTGAAGCCCGCGTTGATCTCCGCCATCTTCGCGGTGTAGTGCCGGAAGAGGTATCCGATCACGCCGGTGAGCACGACCACGGCGATGGTCATCGCGGCGATCAGCGAGGTCGGTGGCGAAACGTCGGGGAGGCTCGCCAGGATCGCAGGATCAGCCATCGATTCCGCGTGCGAAAACCCCGAGTCCACCGCCCCACATCATCGCCAGCACCCGTCGTTGCTTCTCGATCACCAGCAGGCACCGGCCATCCGGCGTCGCATAGAGATCCGGGTACGGCTTGATGCCCTTGACCTCGACCTCTTCGCCGCCGTCCTTGAAGGAGAACCCCAGGCAGCCACCCAGGCGAGCCAGCGCCTCGACGTTGCGGAACCGCGCGGGAACTTCGGTCCCGGACACGCCGCCGGCGTCCCTCGAGCTCGCCAGGTAGCAGCCGACGCCCGCGTCGTGGTCGTGGATGTAGTTGACCGGCTTGGACGGCTTGCGCAGCGTGGCCGGATCGACCTTGCCGGACTGGTACGCGACCCAGACCGCGGATCCGGCCTTGTACATGAGGCGCGGGATCTGAAAGCCGGCCGCGAACGCCCCAATCTTCCGGGGCTCGTAGCGGTGGAAGGTCTGGTAGAGCTCGACCGCGCCGGCGACCTCCGGCGGGAGGTCATCCTTGTTCACGCGCCGGCTCACTGGAAGTGCTTCTTCCAGATCAGGTACCCGCCGACCCCAAGGCCAGCGAGGATCAGGAGGTTGAGGTGTTCGAGCAACGAGAACGCCACCTTCACGGCGTTCTCGCCGACCGCGAGCACGCTGCCCGCAACCGACACCACGTGCGTGATCGCGACGTCGAATGCTTCCTGGTAGGCCTCGAGCGCCGAGAGCCACCATGGCTTGAGGCAGTCGACGGCCTGGCCAACGATCAGCGCAGCGGACGCCGCGTTCATCGTGTCGATGACCCACTGCTTGAGCCCGGGTGCGTTCACCAGGCGGATGCTCTTGCTGTCGGCCTCGCGCGCGGCGTCGAGGTAGTCGATCGCCCGCGCGCCGGCCCGGTCCAGGCCATCGCGCGCACGGTTGAGCAGGTCGGTGCGGACGTGCGATTCGGTCTGGACCTTGTCGATCGCGGCCCGGCCGATCGCCTCGAGCTCCATCGTCGAACCGATCACCGACCGGACGTCGTCCGGCGGAAAGAACCCCGTCGGGTTCCAGGTCGCATCGAGGTTGTCGATCTTCGCCTTGAAGCCCTGGCCGGCCGCGACCGCCTTGGTCACGCATTGGGCCTCGAGCACGACCGTCGGATCGATCGCGCCGCCCGGGATCTGGGTGCTGTACTGGTCGATCATGTCGTCGACCAGACCCGACATCGCCCGGGCCGCTTGTCTCGGGCGCCGCCGAGCGCGAATCATGTACGTCATCGCAGGAGCCTCCATGCTACGAGCGCGATCGCCGCGAGCGCCAGCGCGTTCACCGGGCTCGAGAACACGTCGGCGCCGTCCAGGCTGGCGATCCGCCCCTGCGGAAGCTCGCCCTCGCCCACCTTGGTAGCCCCGGCCGGCAACTTCCACGTGGCGCGCTCGGGCGCGGCGCCCAGGTCACCCTGGGACCGCGGCGCCGGCGGCGATCCGGCGTGCGTCCCACCCGGGCCCGGGGCCTCGTAGTAGTCGAACACGCGCCGCGTGTAGTTGTAGACCGAGTACCGTGCCATGGTTCAGGTGGTGGGTGGAACGCCCCACTCCTCGATACGAGGGAGCCACGATAGCACCGTGCGCGCAAGCGCCTTGTCGGGGTCCTTGATGCCAAGGGCGCCGAGCCCTCGCCAGCCGCTCTCGTCGTCAATTCCGAACAGGATCGCGAGTTCAAAGTCGGACAGCCGACGGTCCTCTGAGTCGCCGGGAACTGGCGAGCGCCCGAAGGCGCCACCGACAGCTACATCACCGATCTGGAAGTCCCAGTTGCGGCAATGATGGCGGATGCGATTGACCGACGCCCAGAACCTCCCGTCGTGGGCACCAGACATCCGGGCCGAACCAGAATCGAAGTCGTCGGCCGCGATCTTGGCATCCATCTTCGCGCCATCGACGCGACCATCTGCGTTCAGGCAGCCCTTCCACTCGGGCCACTGATCGTCCAGGATTCGGCGCGCAAAGCGCTCGAGGTCGCTCTTGCACATCGACACCACGAACGGGTCGGAGCGTGTGCCGTTCGGATGCACGACGCGTTGCGCGTGCGCCCATCCGGTTGCCGGGCTCACCTGCCACCTCCGATTGCTGGCAGCGGGTCATACCCCCAATGGCCCGCTTCGGGCAGAAGGCCATCAACGACTCGTCCGTAATGCGGCTCGACAACGCCGTCCCGGATATATATATGAACGTGAAGGTACGCCGACACCCTGGCGTTAGCCAGGGCAACGCTCTGGCCGTCACCGTAGAACCTGACCCGGTCTTCCGGACCGTACTCCGGAGCGAGGATGATCCGCGAGTCGGTTCCGTTTATGTGCGTGACGCGAGCTGGCCGGCAGCGCAACTCCGTGCGCCCAGTGAATCGCCACCGCTTGATATTCCCGAAGTTCTCCAGCGGGACGTCCCAGAACGCGTGCTCGAAGTAGTACCAGACGGGCTGCCCGACCTTGGGCATGACGAACGGCGCGCTCACTTGCCACCTCCGAGCGATGGCAGCGGATCGAACCCCCACGTACCCGGGATCGGGAGCACGCCATCGACGATCCGGCCGAGGATGTTCTCCGCTGCCTGCCGGCGGTGGACGTGGATATTCGCGCACGGCTCGCGCGGCGCCAAGCGTACGCGCATGCCATCCTTCAACCGATCGGTGGGGTCGTACTCCGGCATGACGTTGATCAGCCGTCCGTTGGTCGGAATGCGTGTGACGCGAGCGGGCCGGCCGCGGAGCTCCGTTCGGCCAGCGAATCGCCACTGCTTGAACTCGACTAGCAGCTCCCTGCCCCCGGACAGACGGAGCGACGCGATCGGATCGCCGTCCCAGAAGGCGTGCTCGAAGTAGAACCAGACGGTGTCCCCGACCTTGGGCATGACGAAGTCGTAGGCCAGAGCGATCGATTCCGAGGCACGGAGCGCGGCGTACTCGGAGGTCATCGCCGGCCTCCTTCGAACCCGGGCATCGGATCCCAGGCCCAGGTGTAGTGCATGGGCCACCGCCCTCCAATGATGCGGCCTTCGGGCTCCATGCCCGTGGCGTCGATATGGGCCATCGCGTCGATATGCGTCCCACCGATAACTGGGTTGGGGAATCGGGCTGCCAGTCCACCGCCGTGGAGGCACAAGTTCATATCGTCGTTCGCGAACTCGACGCGGAGAACCGGATATATCCCCTTGAAAGTGGGACACCCATCACCGATCACCACCGCCGGACGGCAGCGCATCTCGAACTTGCCAGTGGCACGCCACAGGACGCCCTGCAGCTTCACGTCCGTGAAGGCGTGCAGGAAGTAGAACCACACCTGATCTCCGATCTCGGGGTACTTGGGCATGGCTGCTATCGTCGCTTCTTCCGCAGCAGGAAGAAAGCCAGAACGGCGCCGCCCAGCGTCAGGTAACCGCCTGGAATGGCGTCCACGATGCCGGACATCGCGCCCTTGCAGCCGCCGCCGCACCCACATCCGCAGCCACCCATCGCCTGGGTGACGCCGATCGGCTCCGGCGCGCCGGGCAGCGGCAGCACGAGGGTCGGGTGGTCGAGCGACGAGCCGCCGCCGAGCGATCCGAGGCTGCGCGCTTCGGCGGACCGGGCCGGGGGCGGCGCGGCCATGCCCCACGTGAGCAGGGGGCCGCCCTGCCGCTGATATGCGAACTTCATGGACAGGGCTTCCTTTCGCCGAACCCCTGGGCGAGAGCCACAGGGACGGCCACCACCGGCGCGATGCGGCCGCAGAGGCCGTAGACCATCGCCCAGATGAGCGATCCGGTCCGGCGATAGCCGTGGAACGTGAGCGCGATCGCCGCGCCGGTCTTGACCGAGTCGGAGTGCGCGATCGTCGCCAGGCTGGTCGTGGTCGGCGTGGCGGCGTCGCCCAGGTTGCGCGTGTACATCAGCGTCTCCCCTTCCGGCGCTTGGCGCCGGTGTAGACCAGGTAGCCGATCGCGCCGGCGACGCCCACGATCGCCAGGCGCTCGAGGGTCGACATCGAGGCCAGGTCGCCGGTGATCCCGGCGTCCGGCGGGACGACGGTCTTGCCGCTCTTGGTGACGATCGACGGGTACGACAGCGAGACCGCGGCCGACACCTGCGCGGGCGCGTTGAGCGAGTTCGCGAACGCCTTGACCTGCTCGGACAGGACGTCCGCGTCCGCGGCCACGCCCGCGCAGCTCGAGGGATCGCCCATGACGGCGCCGGCCGCGGCGGTCTGCACCGCGCGGAACAGCGCAAGCGTGCCGGGGCCGATGGCGCCGTCCACGCCGATCTTGCCGAACTTCTTCACCTGGGCGACGCGGTTGAGCTGCGCCTGCAGTTCTTTCGCGGCGGCGAGCGCCGGGAAGTTGCGTGCCTTGCAGACCCCGTTGACGCTGGTGAAGTCGGCGGACGTCACCGAGCCGCCGCCGGCGGTCTGGTCGACGTTGTCATCCGGGTCCGCCTGGCTGGCGTTCACGGCGCCGCCGGCAAGGATCGCCTCGATGTCGGCGACCAGGTCGCCGACCGGCGCGGGCTGGAACACGGTCCCGTAGGTGTTGGCGAGATAGCTCATGCGGACCTCTTCTTGCTCATCACGCGGAAGATCAGGTACGCGCCGATCGCGTACGTGAACATCCCGCCTGGAACGGACGGCAGCGCGTCGAGCACGCCCGACGTCGCGACCGGGACACCATCGTCGGCCGGGTGCATCGACGGCGAGAGCTGGGTCTTGGTCGCCTTGGCGTCGACCACGGCGCCGACTGCCTCCGCCCACGACATGCGCATCCACGACGGCCCGAGCAGCTGCTCCATGGCGTAATAGGTCGCCGTGTCGATGTAGCCGCTGTTGGCGACGTCGGTCGCCCCGAGCTCGAACAGCGCTTTCTGGATGTGCCGGACCAGCAGGATGACCGCCGCCATCTTCGGGTCCGTGGTGGCCGGCGACCGCATCATGGTCTGCACCACGGACGTGGCGTTGAACCCGCCGATGCCGATCGCCAGCGCGAGCTCGCGCGATGTCCGTTGCTGCTTCATGGCTTCTTCTTTTTCTTGGTCAGGACGGCGAGCGCGACCAGCGCGCCGCCGCCGAGCAGAACGTACGGCAGGATCGACGACGGCGGCACCACGGGCGCCGTGGCCGGCGGCTGTTGACCGCAAGACTTCTGCGCGATCACCGCGCCCGCGGCGCCGACCTGAGGCGGCACCCCAGCGGCGGTGGCGGCCGCCGCGCCGGCGGCCTGGCCCTGTGCACCCGAGAGCGTGCTGTTGAGCACGTCGCAAGCGAGGTCCGCCAGATCCTTGACCGTGTCCACGACGGTGTTTCTGATCGGCATCACCACCGTAGCCGGGATCTGCACGAGCGTGTTCCAGATCGACGCCAGGACACCGGGGTCCGGGACCCTGGACAGCCAGACCTTGAGCACCAGGCCGTTGCTCGACGACCAATCCTTGGTCGGGTCGACACGCTGCACCATGACGTGCATGACCATGTCTTCGCCGGTCTTCGGGTGCTTCGTCCGAACCAGCGGCTGGATCCCGGTCATCAGGTACCAGGCGACGTGCTGCCGAATCGGGGTATCCGGGGAGATCCCCATCGCCGAGAACCACTTGTCCCAGTCGGTCGAGCCACCGATGCCGAGCTGGCTGACCATCTTCGGATACGTGGTGGCAGCGTCCGTCTTGCCGCTCGCGTCGGTCTTCTCGGTGAGTCGATCGCGCAGCCAGCCGAGCACGTCCGAGTTGATCGGCAGGAAGTGAACGACGCCGCTACTGCCCCTGGACAGCCCGGTCGTGGCAGACGGGTCCGTCGATGGGTACATCAGGTCGGGCGATGTTCCCCGCGTCGCAACATTGGCGCTGCCGCCGCCAGAGCTCGACCATACGCGACTCGCGAGCATGTCATCGAACGGGAACGGCCCCACGAAGAACTGGCCCGGAACGGTGTGGTCCCGGGAATCTACCTTGGTCGGGTCGACGGTCGATCCACCGGCAGGAGGGGTCTTGCAAAACGGGACATCGGTCGCCCCGGCCTTCGTTCGTTCCCAGCGGCCAGGAGTGCCCTGGGTGCCATAGATCCACGAAAAACCAGGCTGCGTCTGGCAATCCGCAGCCTCGTCCGCTCCCAGCGCCAGGATGGCGGCGCAGCCGTAGCACCCCAGGCCAAGGAGCGATTTGGCCTGGGGCGCAGAGCGTCGAAGCCCCGTCCCGACAACCTCCGCAGCAAGGCCGGCCGACATCGCCCGGCCGATCGCCAGCGGCAGCGCCTGCGCCGGCGTCTGGCCCTGCGCGATGTACCGCCGCCAGATCTCCTGCGCGCGTCCCCACAGCGACGGGTCGAGCTTGTTCATGATCTGCTTGAGGACCTCCTGCCGCTGCTTCGGCGGGACCGCCTGCACCCGCGACAGCAGGATCTGCGCGGCGCGCTGGCCGTAGTCCTCGAAGTTCGCGGGCAGCGGCGCCTCGTCGTCGCTCAGCGGCGCGATCGTGGCGACCGTGCCGCCGCCAGGCAGGCGCTTCGCCGAGACGAGCTCGGGCCGGCGATTCAGCCAGTTCGGCACGCGCGGCCCGGCGTAGCTGCCGGACGGCATCCACTTCGTGGTGTAGGTGCCCTGGCCATAGCCTTCGTCGAGCACGTACTTCGGCACGGCGTACCCGCCGGTTCCCACCGCCGGGTTGTCGTACGAGCCGCGCGGCTGCCACTTCGTGATGAACGCGCGGCGCTCGAGGCCCTCGTCGTTCACGTTCTTCGGCATGCAGAACCCTGGATCCCAGGGTGGAGGTAGGTTGTACGCCATGGGTCTCCTTCAGGCTGCCACAGGCCAGGCTGCGCCGGCCTTCACGCGCGCCAGCATCTGCTTGGTGTTCTCGGCCGCAACCGGGTCGAGGACGATCATCGTGCGGGTCCGGGGCTCGAGGGCCCGGGTGAACACGTGGCTGTATTGCTGCTCACCCTGGTAGAACATGTTCGCGAACGCGACCGTGCAGAACTCCGCGCGGCCGCCGACCGCGGTGATCGCGGCGGCGAGCCAGGTCGCCATGTCGTCGCAGTCGAGCGACGGCCGGTGCCCAGCCATGATCTGCCGGCTGATGATGTAGGGCGCCCTGACCAACTCGGTCCGCCGCGGGTCGCGCATGTACCGCGTCCGCTGGATCAGGAAGTAGTACAGCGCCATGTACTCGGAGGTGTAGTCCTTCGAGTCCAACCCCTCGCACACGATCTCCGCGAGCTGCCGCGTGTCGTAGTGGTTGGCGTCGTCGAGCGCGGACTTGCGCATGACCGCGACGGTCTGCGGCGCGCCCGAGTACCCGACCCGCGAGGTGGGCGGCATGTCCGGGATCCACGTGAGCTGATCCCGGCCGTAGCCACCGGCCGAGAGCGTCTGACGCGGGTTATGGAGCGATCGGTTCAACCACTGGCCTTCACCCGGACAAGATGGAGGTCTGCAGTCGCCCTACGGTACCATGACAGTGGAAGATCGCGCCATGGCGATGAGGATGTCTCGGAATTCCAACGGGGTTGCGGACCGCTCTTCCTGCTCCATCGGTTTCACCACCGATGGGCGGACGGACACCGAACCGTCGCCTCTACGGCCGAGCTTCGTGGTTGCCCATGCAACCGGGGATGGTCCCCGCCCCCATCTCAGCGCCGGGAGTTCTAAGTGAACCGAGTACAACCAGGTCGCCTTCCGTGCACGGTGCCCATACCAGCGCTGTTCCACATGACAGCACCATCCGCCATGCAAGTCGCCCTGCCACCCACCGGCGGGGTCCGGGTGCGGCAGATCGTGCGCGGACCATGCGTCCGACCATGCTGGGTGCTCCAGAACGCCGCCCCATTTCCTCACCGCGGCGAGCGCTGAAGAGAAGCACCCTCCGTCATCCCCCTTCTTGTGCCCCCAGCGCTTCTCCACCAGTCCAGCCAACCGACACCAGCGCGCGCATGGCGGATGGGCAACTACCGGCCACGGTCCGGCATAGAGCCGGGCATCGCGCGCTTCATCCCATGGGTCAACACCGGGGAGATCCCAGTAGACACCGCCACGCTGGACGTAGAGAGCCGCGATCATCAGGTCCCGTCGATCAGCGCCCTTCCAAGGTCCCGCAGCCACTTACGGCCCGCCTGCGACGCCAGCGGGCTGTTGGATGGCAGGTTCACCACCCGGCGCATGAACAGGTCGACGCCGGAGGTCTGCTCGGTGTCGTTCTCGCGGATCCACTGGATGATCTCGGCCGGGATCACCGCGCCGGCGGAGCGTACGACGACCGCCGGCTCGGTGTTCCCGTTGAACGCCGCTTCCAGGTAGGCCACGAGCTTCTTCGCGTTCTCCGGCTCGACCACCGGAGCCTCCACCTGGCGACCGTCTTCGGTGGTGATCTCCTTGGGCTTCTTCCGCGCGGGCCGGAGCACGCCGTCGGGCCCCACCTTCATGATCTGGCCGGTCTTGGGGTCCTGCACCATCTGGCCGGGCGCGAACCGCTGAGGCCTCGCCGGGATGGCGGCGGCCTGGGCCTGCACCGCCGCCTGCGCCTGGGCGGCCGCCGCCGAACCGCCGCGGTTGTTCATGATGGCGCCGACGCCTTCGATCACCGACGGGACCATCGCCGCGATCTGGCCGATGGTCGATGCATCCTGGCCATCCTCGTCGCCGGTGAACGCTTCCTTGATCTCCTTGAATTTCTTCAGCTGCGACAGAGTGTCCTTCTCATCTCTCGCGGCGGCGCGAAGCTCCTTGAGCTCAGCCCGAGCCTCGGTGTTCTCGCGCTCGAGGCGCCGCACCTCGCTTTCCAGGGAGGCCTTCAGGACGTTGGCGGTGGTGTTCGCGGAGGCCAGAGCCACCGCGTGGCTGTTCTCCATCGCCTTGATCTCGCGCTCGAACGAGCTCTTGTAGTTGTCGACCTGCCGCGCGTGGGCAGCGTTCATGTCGCTGATCACGCGATCGTGACGCGCCTCGACCTGCGCGCGCTCCTGCGCGAACCCCTCCTTGATGGTCCGGATCTCGGTCGCGTGCGCCTCGCGGAGCCGCGCCGTCGTGGCGGACTCGCCCTCGAACATCGAGTTCATCAGCTTGTCGCGGAACGGATCGGTGTCCGGCTTGCGGGTCCGCTCCGCCGCGAGCTCGGCGCGGAGCGCGGTCATCTCGCGGCTCTGGCTTTCGGTCAGAGCTCGCATCTGATCGAACATCATCTGGACGACCGGATCCATCCCCTTGGGGGCTCGATCCGCGTAGGCCTCCTTGACCATCTTCATGGCCTCGGTGATGACGCCTGGGCTATCACTCGCCGCCTGCCCCCCTGCCATCGCCTGGGGGACCGGCGGCGGCGAGCTGCTGGGCAGGCGGTCGAGCCGCGGCTCGCCGGCGATCTCGACGGTCCGGTGCGCGGCATACTGGGCGTTCCCCGGCCGCGTGACCTTGAGCCGGAACGTTCCACCGCCGAACTCGCGCTGCAGGTACTCCTCGTCGATGTTGTCGAGGTCGGTCACGGTGGCCAAGTGGCCCTTGACGGCCACGTTCCGCCGCGTGGCGGTGTCCCACGCCACGGACGGCGACGACCGGGAGATCTGGATCTTGTAGGCGCCCTCGGTGCCGAGGGTCTCCATCCACTCGCGGAGGGTCCGGTCCTCGGCGATCCGGATCAGCTTGAGGTCGGACGGCGGCTTGTCCTCCTTCTTCTCCTTGTCCTTCTTCTCTTCCTTCCGCTCCTTGGGAGGGGCGCCGGCCGCGGCCGCGCCCGAGGCCTCGTCCTTGTCATCGACCAGCGCGACCTCGACGGCGTCATCGGTGGTTGGCTTGGCCGCATCCTCGCTCGATGGATCGCGCTTGACTTTGGTCCCGATCTTCACTTCTTCTCGTCGGCCTTGGTCGACTCCTCGTCGTCCGGATTCTCGTCTTCGTCGTCCTCGGGATCGTCGAAGGTCACATCTTCGAGGATCTCGCGGCCGTCCGCCGCGAGGCTTTCCCATTCCTTGACCGCCTGGGCGAGCTCTCCGGTGACCGTGCCGCCGAGCTCGACGATCTTCGCCTGCAGGTCGGCGATGATCTTGGTGCCGCCCTCGATCAGGGTCAGGAACACCGCCGAGTTGTCGGTGTGGAGCACATCGACCGCCCCGGTCACCATCTCGGCGAGCGCGGCGTCCATCTCGCCGAGCTCGTCGACAAAGTCGGAGAACAACGGCAGGAGGTTGTTCTTCATATACGCGACCATGTCGGCCGCGGAAATCAGCGGCCCGGACGGCAGCGCCGCCACGACCGCGGCCGCATCACTCTTCAACTGCTCGATACTCATGTGTTCCTCTCCTTCATCTCGGCGATCTCCTGTTCGATGTCGGCCGCCTCCTGCGCCTCCTTGGCGCGGGCGTCCTTCCATGCCTTGACCTTGGCGACGTAGACCTCGGCGCGACTCGCTCCGGTCAGGTTGTCGTCAGTCGACTTCCGTTGCTGATGCCAGCTCTCGGGCGGCTTGAATCGGTTGCACCGGACCATCGACGTGGAGCCGAGCTCGAGTTCGATGCCCGGGGATGGGTAGCAGTACCGATCGACCCGGGTGTGAAACACCGGGAGCGGTCGGTACACCTTTCCGCCCGGTGTCGTCTCGACCCGTGGGCCGTCCGGAAGCTCAATCGGGACTTGCTGGGCGATCGGCGAGGTCGCCTCGACCTGGATCTCGAATCGATGGAGGTTCTGACACGGGCCAGCCTCGCAGAGGCTCGGGTAGGGAGGCACGCTATCCACGCTCGGTGGGCCGATCGCCAGGCCATCGGGCCCGATGTGGGGCGGAGGACTCGGCTCCCACCCCTCCGCAAGTGCGTCGTTTGGACGGAGTGTTTTCATCGGGCCCCATGGTATGCGTTTCTTGTGGGTACCGCATGGCTCCACGATGGGTTTCCGGTGGAGTTCTGGTGGCCAGTTGAGGGTGGGGGTCCAGGTAGGGGGTGGCCGACCCCGGGGTCAGTCACCCCCAAGTCATGGGCAGGGCACCCTCACGGAGGTCAGTTAGAGGCCCCTACCGGGCTCCGTGAGGTCCCCGTGAGACCTCACGGAGGCCTCACTCACCCACTCCGGAGTGGTGAAAGTTGGACATCTGACACTCCGGAGTGGTGGAGCCCTGCCACCTCTACCACCCGGGCCCATGGGAGCCTCCCAACCCCGCGATTCCAGGACCTCGGGGCCCGTCGTGACAGTGGCACCCCCCTCGCATTACCCTAATTCGCCCGGGCGAGGCCCCGGGGCGAGGAGACGACGATGAGAAAGCAGAATCTGAAAATGGGTCGGGTGCGACATAGTGAGCGTTACGCGCTCACTATATCGCAGGCGCAGATTGACGACCTGGCTGTCGTTACTCGCGACGCGAACGCGAAGATCGCAGCCTCGCTACGCACGTACACCACGGGACCTCGCGCTGGCTCCGCACAAGCACACGCCACCCTAGAGATCTCGCACCGTGAGATCAAGCGCTGGCGCCGCACGCTTATCGCACGTGCACTCAACCCTGGCGCCCCCCGATGAGGGGCGACCACTGCGGCGCCTTGGCCGTCGGATCTCTGGTCACACTCACAGACACGCCCGGCGGGGCGGTCTGGCGAGTTCTCGAGATCGATGGTGATGACGCTCTCATCGAGAGCGAGGGTGGTCGCCGATTCTGGCGCCCGGTTGCCAGGCTCACCACGGTACATGGGGCATTCCGCATACTTAACCCGTCGGCACTGTTGAAATGCGACCACTGCGCCGTCGCGTCCATCAACGGACACTTGTGTCACGAGATCGGATGCCCCTACATGGGGGCTCGCTGGGACACGGAGTCCGGGACCTGGGTCAAACAGCGCAAGTGTCGCGAATGCGGGTGCCAGGTAGACAAAGGAGAGGTGTGCTGTGAAGACTCGGGAGGCGTGGCCGTCCGAAATCGGACGTCTGACACTCCGGAGTGCCGAGTCCTTGCCACTCCTACCACCTCTGGGGGGCACAACCCAGCGATTCCTAGCCAGCGGCCAGTGGCCCACCCCTCGCATTACTCTAATTCGCCTTCTGGCGAGTCCCGAAAGGAGCCCCATGTGGGTTATCGTCTACTGCAACGAAGGTCCTGACTCCGGCCTGGTCTACATGACTCGGAGGCTCGCCGACACAGAGTTGCTCTCCGAACGGCCTATCGCAGACCGGGTGGCAGCGTCACTTGGTTTTCTCGTAGCCGATCCAGGTGGCCACATCTCGAATTGTTCTGGGGATATCCGAGTCGAGTTTCTTGACCACGAGCCATTGATCATCAACGAGCGCTACCAGGGTAGCGTTCGGATCTGGTCTGGCGAGTCCTATTACTTCGCATCCGAGTGACTAGGCGAAACCGCGATGCAATCGCGGTCTGCGGGCCCCCCCCCCTACCCGCACTGAGGATGCCAGGGGGTTTACACGGAATTATTAACGGATGGCAAGTAGCATGTCCACCACAAAGCAAAGTAGCATGTCCACCACAAAGCAAAACCTCGTTGGATTCACCTCATGGTCCGATGTCATCGCTGCAGCCAAGCGCGGCGATCGGCTCTGGTGTACCGCTGCCCTAGACCTCTACGCTACGCAGGTTATCGTTCGGCGCGTGTTCAAGAATGGCAAGATCCGAGTTGCCCCACTGTCCAATCAGGGCCACCCGTTCACCGCCGACAGCTCCCACCTCGGCCGCTTCCGTCGGCGCACTACCGTCGCACCGACTCCGCCCGACCGCATCGAGTTTGACGCCGACGAGATCCAAGCCGCATCTACCTGGCACGGTGGACAGGCCAGCATGCTCTACGCCATCGCGTCGACTGGCGATCTATCGCGCGGCACCAGCCGACCGCAAGCCGACGACGACCGGCCGATGACCGACCACGAGTGGCTCGCCGATCTCGCAGGTCGGCTCGCGGATGAGGCAGAGATGGCAGCGGCATCAGCCATCGAAAGTTTCGAGAGCGCCACCCATGCTCATGCTCTGGACTCCATCGCCACCAAGTGCCGCGCGGCGATCGCGGTTCTCACGTCGGACGAATAGGCGAAACCCGGACGCGATCCGGGTCTGCGGGGGTTGCCCTACCCGCACTGACGATGCCAGGGCAAACCGAGAAGGAACACCATGAGTAAGAGCAAGTCCGATGCGGAACGCAAGGAAGCCGTCGAGCGACTGCTGCAAGCCGTCGAGCCAGGTGACACCGTGTACACGATTGCGAGGCACGTATCCAGAAGCGGGATGCAGCGAGAGATCTCGCTCGTTGCCATCGACCGGAGCGCGATCGTCCTTCCGGTAAAAGGCCGCGAGGCCATCGCCGAACTAGGCCGCAATGCATTCACTACGATCGACTACTGGGCCGCCCGCGCACTGGGGTACCGCATCGGCAAGCACGGGGGGATCGTGGTCGGCGGGTGCGGAATGGATATGGGGTTTCACCTGGTGTACAACCTTGGCCGCACGCTGTGGCCGACCGGAACGGACAATCCACACGGACGCCGCAACGGTCATCCGGATAGCGACGGCGGGTATGCGCTCAAGCATGGGTGGCTGTGATGCAACGCCATACGCACACGACGATGCTCACGCTCGCTATCTCCCTGGCCGCTTGCACCGAAGCAGCCCCGGCCGATATGCCCCGTCTTACCGCCTGCGAGGAACAGGCTGCAGCGTGGTGCGGCTCGGACTCGGGCGCATGCGCTCGAGTCTGGACCGACCAGTGGTGCGACCCCCCGCACTGGACCGACCCGGTACCCATGGGTGCGCAGGATGCCTGCCTCGACGCGATCGCGGATCGCAGCCCCGGGGCCGGGGTCCCGGCCGCATGCTGGCGGACCTGGGTCCGCCAGGACGGGTTCTGACCCATGCAGTCGCGATGGACATGCCGCTGCGGTACCGCCGGATGGTACACGCCGGCCGCGACGCACATTCTCGATCCACGGGTCAGTCACGACCGCCCGGACGGGCGGCGCTGTCGGATATGCCGACGAGAACCTGACACCGCCAGTCCGGTTTCCACCGGAACCTGACACCCCGCAGACGGAATCATGCGGGGTTAGAGTTGGCAAGAGGCTCGCATTACCACACGGAGGAGGAAACGATGAAAAGAGCCGACTACGAAGTCATCGATCGAGCCAGCATACCGGACGCGGTCCGGTTCGACGTCCCTGGTAGATACCAGGGACAGGGCATTGAGTACGCGTTTGGCGGCTTCGGCCGCGCCGAGCACGACGAGGGCGCCCCGTACATGCGCGTCATCGATCACGGCCTGGCGCCACACCAGGCCGGGTACCGCACCTACTACAAGATTCGCAAGTGAAGGCGAAACCGCGCCGAGAGCGCGGTCCGTGGAACTCCCCCTACCCACGCTGATGCCAGGGGTTCTACACACGCACACCCGGAGATGACGATGCTGATCGCGACCTCGATGCAGGCTGCTGCAGCTGTTCCACCACCGACCACGCCCGCGACCGGGATCGCCGGCCTGACCGGCATGATCACCGGCGCTACGGTGCTGGTATCCTCGCTCGCTGCCCTCGGCACTGCGATCCGCAGCGCCGCTCGCTCGCGACAGGCGAGCGAGTCCGCCGGCAAGGCTGAGCTCCGCGCCACGGCTGCCCTCGCCGCTGTGCGCGCAACCATCGTCGGCGGAGGGGCGTAGCCATGTCGCAACCTCCCCCGCAACCCCGCCGGACCATGCCATGCGAGTGCGGATCGCATGACGCGTACTGGCATGGCCCAGGGTGTGGACTCCGTGAGTACGCATGCGATGCATGCTGGGGTGCCCGCCGTTTGCGGGTGGCTGGACTGTCGATCACCGGAAAGTGCCGAGACGGCGCGACCGGGCGTGTCAGCGTCACGGTCGCGCTCGTGGACCCTGGCGACATGACACCGGACGATCAGGTTGCCGATATCGTCGAACGGCTGCATCGGCTTGCAGCCGACTACGAGATGTAACGGTGACACGCAAGTAAGGGCGTTGTGCCCATCGGCTCCGCCACTCACGGGAGTGGCGGGCTGACCGACACAACGAACGCACAGGAGATTATCATGTCATCAGCTCTGACACGTAAGGATTGCGAGGATCAGCTTCCCCCGGGCACCGACCCATTGGTCGCGGCCATGCACATCGCCGCCACGAGCGGCGAGCGTGCTGCGTCGCGCCGCGCCGCCGCGCTCGACGCGGTCACCACGTGGCTCGGCACCGACAGCCAGCCCGCGTTGATCGCCGCGGCACTCACCGCCGAGCTCGGCGGTGTTGGCGGGCGGATGGGGCTCGGCATGGACGGTAGCGTCCGCACCTGCCGCATGCGGTGGGCCACCGCGTGCGGCAAGGGTCGCCGGTTCGCCACCGACGGCGCGGCCTGGGACTCTGCCATGGAGGCTGCGCTGGCCGACCTCCATGCGGAGGTCAGCGCCGAGTGGGTCATCCGGCTCGCCGAGCGCTGCGACAGCAGCGACATCGCATGGCCGCTGGCACTTTGTCTACGCCGTGCGTACATGTACCGCGACACCCCGCCCGTGGCGGGAGAATGGGCGGCAGCCGCGCGGCAGATCGCGGCCCAGTGCGAACCGGACACCGCCGCCGGTCGCCTGGCTGTCCGGTATGGCCTACCGACCAGGGCGCTCATGCGCACCGTCCACATCCCGGTCATGTACCGGGATGACGAGTTTGTCGGATCGGAACTCTCGGAGGGTGCCGCCGGGTACCTGATCGAGGAGCTCGTAGAGGACATGACCGGATCTCAGTGGGAGATGCCCGGCATCGTCTGGGAGGGCGGCGAGTGGCCGCTGGGCGACGAGTTCGACACCCGGCTGTGCATCACCCACAGCCAGGGCCTGAAGTGCTTCGACGTCACGATCCGGACCCGCCGGCCCCTGCACCCCGCCTGCATGCAGGCCGTCCGGACGGCATGGGTGCAGCGGGCCCCGGCAGACGCGGCACTCGAGGCCGCGATCATCGCGGCTCACGAGACGCTGTCCGGGACGCACCCGGACGCGCTCCCCCGGATCCGGGAAGAGTGGGACGCCGAGTTCGGCAAATGATGCGGGTGCGGATGCGGATGCGGTGACCGGCGAAACTCCGCTGCGAGCGGAGTCTGTGGGGCTCCCCCTACCCACACTGAGGATGCCAGGGGACCAGGAGAGCGATTATGGACCGTAACGTCATCAACCACCACGAGGCCGGCTGATGTTGGCCCCGGGCACCTACCGGCTCGCCGCCGACCTCGCCAATCCTCAGTCGGACCGCAGAGAGCGGTACGACTGGCGCAAGAAGGCGGTTTTTACCGCCGGAACGGAGTTCGTCGTCGTCGCAGATACCGTAGATAGGGAGACCATCGATAGATGGTCAGCATCCGGTATCGATACGTCGACATGGACAGTCATCCGCATGGTGGGATCCAAGCACACCTACCAGGATGTGCACCAGCACGGTGTATGCGCCGAGCTGTACGCGGCGCTCGAGGGCGCGCTACAGCCGGTCGCTGAGAGCGTGGCGGCGTGTCTCTCCAGGCTGGAGGTGCGCGACCACTTCGCCGAGTGGCTTCTGGACAGCGGCGCCGTGACGCGCGAGCTGTTCGAGCGCTTGTGGCAGGCGTACTCCGACCGCACCGAAGACCAGGCGTCGGCTATCCGGCTCGTGGAGCGGACATGAAGGTCACCAGCGAGACGATCACGGACGAGCAGATCCGACATCTACGCTCGGTACTCATCAAAGAGTCGGGCAACCAATGCACCTCCGACACGGAGGCAACCGGCATGGCTCTTTCTGACCCCGATCAGTGTTCTCTATCCATTCGGGGGGATGCCAAGATCATCAGGGCCATCGCCAGAGAGCAATGCGCCGCCCTGTGGAACGCCCGGCATGGAGAAAAGCCGTGACGCACATCATAAGCGACGCCGACGCCGATGCGGCCGACATCCACACGCAACGTCAAACTGGTCACGCACTCAGTTGCGACTGCACCGAGTGCTGTCTCGTACGCACAGAAGCTATCCGCGCCACCGAGGAATGCATTCGACGCGCTATCAGCGCGCTCATCGCGTGGGGATCGGAATACCCGGAGTTTCCCTGGATCGACGACTTCGAGCGGGCGCTGCGGCGCGCGCTGGATGATGACGCGCGCGCGCTTCACGCAGTGAAGCCCGTCATCAACCGGGTATGCGACGAAAGCGGCAAGCTGAAGCTGCCCGACAGGGACATTCTGGCCATCGTCATGACCTGGGTGTGTGACCAATGACGCGCGTCCGGTGGCGTCACGCCACAGACCATCGGGTGGCCATCATCACCCATTCGGCGCCGGCGCGCCGGCCGCAGACCACCCTCGACTCCATCGGAATCGACCCATTCTCGCGGGCGCCATTCCCGGAGCACGCATTCACCTACCGGATCGTCATCCTCCCGGCGCGACCGTTTACTGCGCTCGCGCGTGAGCGCGCCTTCACCACGTCTCGCCCGTCGGCTACCCGACTCGTACCCCGACGCGTGAAGCAGCCCACCTATGATGGGACCGTCGACTGGACTTCACCCCAACCTGGGTTGCTCGTTTGGGGGCTCATCTCGATGGCGTTCATATGCGCGGTGGTAGCCGTCGCATACTGGGCGTCGAGCGGGGTCACGCTGTGACCCACAACGGAGGTACCATGTTCAGCGCAGAGGACGCTCGTCGCATCGCGGCGGCACAGCCGGATGTCGCCTTCAAGGCCGCCGTGGCCGAGATCGATCAGTATCTGCTACACCACGCCAGATCCGGATCCTGGCCTATGGAGGTCCCCTTGGTACCGATCCAGGTCCGCGATGACGGCCCAACGGTGAGATGGCTCTCCGCGGCGCTCGTCGACTCGGTCGCCGAGCGACTAGCCGATGCGTACCGCGCCGCGGGCTGGCGATGCGAAATCAAGGTGTCTGATGAGTCCGACTACCCCGAAGGGACCCGATGCATCGAGTTCCAGGCCCCGGAGGTACCATGAGGGTTGATCAGGTAGACGCGGCGATCGACAGCGCCGCCGATGACACGTCGGTAGGTACGGTGCTGGCCGATCTGCTCGACAAGCACGGGGCATGGGACTGGTCCCACGACTCCAACAGGTACGCTGCCGTCGAGTCGTCCGGGGCGTGGTGGCTTGTCTACCGCGGCACTGCGCCCGATCGAGCGTGGAGATTCTCCAATCAGGACGAGGCGACCGACCGACTGTCGTCGGCCAAGTTTCACGCCGAGGGTTGCTAAATGACGACCTACTCGATCACGCGCACGGTGTTTCGCTGCGCCGCGCTCGACCTTCTCGACCTGGAGTCCGGCGGAGGGACCATCTGGGGCCAGACGGCCAGAGATGCCGCCGATCTGATCGGTGGCAGGGACTTGCCTGATCCGTTTGGCCGTCCCTCCAAGCGCAGGATGGGCCCGGAGTGGCTTCGCATCAGGGCCATCGTGCGGATCGCCCGCGCGTGCATGGCGGCGTTCTCCGCGCCGTACCCGGTAGACCATGCCGTCATGAAGGACGTCCTTGGCGACAACGTGACAGCGGCATCCCTGGTCGGCACGCCGTTCGCATACTACCACAAGTGGTGGAAACCGCCGGCTGCGGCTGGCGTGGCCACCACGCGCAGGATGACCCCCGAGGAGACAGCGCGCCGCGCTGGCCTCGAGCTCGCACTGAAGGCGCAGCGCAAGCAGGCGGAGGACAAGTGGCGGAACGCCCATGAGGACGTGACCAAGGTCCGCACGGACGAACCGATCGCGACCGAACGGCAGACTCGGCCGTACGAGGCGGCGCGCCCGCCGAAGTAGCAGCAACGATTTCGTCGCCGCGCCAGGGCCCTCCCTCCTCTCTGGCGCGACGCTGGCGAAACCGCCGCTCGCCTGACACCCACAGGTTAGAGCGACGGTCTGCCGGAGATGGCCTACCGGCACTGACGATAGCCAGGCCCCACAAAGGAACCTACGCACATGAAACTCTACGAGGTCACGCTGCGCTACACATGGCCCACTGCGAAGCGGGGCAAGGAGCACGAGTTCGCCTGTGTGGCCATCGGAGCATACGCGTCGGAGGCGTACGATCGCGCGCAAGCCGCGTTCCGGCGCGTGTACAAAGACGCCGAGATCACTGGCCACGATGCCATCATGGAACTCACCGACGGCGTTAGGACGATCCCATGAAGCGCACCCCGTACCCCCTGCAGTGGCCCGATGGGTGGGCCGTCACCCCGATGCCGGAACCGAGCAACTTCACCGTTGCGTTCACGGATGCACTGCGCTCCCTCGAGCGCGAGCTCGACCGGCTCGGCGCCGTCGAGCCGGTGATCACCAGCAACCTGCCGACGCGCCGCGACGGTCGCCCGTACGCCACGGGGATCCAGCAGGGCCACAGCCCGGGGATCGCCGTGTACTTCGTGCTCCATGGCGCAGAGCGCGTCATGGCGTGCGATCGCTGGGATGACGCCACGAGCAACATCCGAGCCATCGCGTGCGCGATCGAGGCGATCCGCGGACTGGGCCGCTGGGGTGCAGCCGGCGCGGCGCTCAAGGTGTGGGATGGGTTCGCCGCGTTACCCGCGGCGTCAGCAGATCCCGCCGACCCGCCGCACTGGTCATCCGTTCTCGGTGTATCACCGAGGGCAGACATGTCCGAGATCAAACGCGCTTACCGCAGCCTCATTCGGGATGCCCACCCGGACGCTGGGGGTGACACGGCCAGGGCGGCAATGATCAACGCGGC